ATCGTTGTGGTATTTAATTGTCACCGCACATGCCTCCATGTTTTCCCAGTTTTAATCATCCAAATTGCCCTTTGCGAAACGCCATAGCTTTTTGCGATGGCACGCTGAAATCTTGTGTCGGCGCGTATCTTTGGAATGTCTGCATCAGTAAGCTTTGCCCGTCCGTGGCGCTCGCCTTTGGACCTACGTTCCGGCATCGACTTAGACCAGTGGCGATCACCGATGCGCGCGGTCCCATGAATGCGTTTGTCAGCTTCATTTTCGACGCCAGTGGCCCATCTCAAATTGTCTTTATTATTATCGTGGTTATGTCCGTTGTTGTGAGCGGCGTGATGCTTCGATGTCGGCGGCTCGCCGTGGAAGGCGCGACACACCAACCGATTTATGCGTACAGATTTTCGACCCTTCCCGTCGCAAAGAGAAACAAAGAGATATCCGCTTGTTGATGGCGATGGCTTCAGCGGAATTCCGGTTACCCTGTGACCACGAGCATCCGTCTTGATCCTTTTAACTTGACCAAGGCTGCTCACTGAATAAGAGGGAAAGTCAGAAATTACCCGCCATTCCTCCATATCATCGCCCGTCATGCCGCCACCCTCTCAACACCCTCAACCTCGGCCCGTATCTTCTCCCGCGCTCGGTTCAAACGGCTCTTAACTGTGCCCATGGGGATCTGATGCCTCTCCGCGATTTCGTCATACGAAAACCCGAGCGCGTCGAGCAGAAGCGCGGACGAATGCTCGGTCCTGATCCGCTCCAATGCCGCGCGCATGTCTTCAAGGACGGCGCTGTAATATGCGGCCGGCGCATTGAACTCGTCGGCAACATCGATCTCGTTCAGCCATTCGAACGTCACGACCCGATTGCGCGTCTCGTTCCGCTTCATCCGCTTGAACCGATTATACAGGATACAAATCAGCCATTCGCGCATCTTGCCGGTTTCGACATAGCTGCCTTTGTCTCGGGCCAGCAACGCACGCTCGGCGGTTTCTTGGATCAGATCGTCGGCGTCGGGCTGGTTCCTGGCGAGGTATCGGGCGAGCGGGCGGATAGCGGCGAGGTGTGTTGTGAGGGCGCGGTTGAAGTCGGTCATTCTTCATCCTCGACTAACCCGTTATCTTTTGCCCAAAGACGCAGAGCCGCGTCCGAGAAAACATCTTCGGGGTCCAGATTTTCCGCGATCCAGCCGACTGCCGATTCCAGCAAGTCAGGCGGTTCGATGGCGGGCTCAACCACATCGCGCGTAAACTTCTGAATATTTGAATAGTCGATGCTCATGCCGGGAACTCGCCCAAATCCGCCGCCGTCATGACGCGACGATTGGCGACGTGCTTCGTGCCGATATCCATCAGCTTATCGAACATGCCTTCGATGGTCGGCGCGTTCCATGCATAGAGTGCATCTTCGCCTTTGCGGTATCCGGGCGTGATGTAGCCATAGCCAGGAAAACCGGCCTGATCGCCCGACGATATGTAAACGGTGACTTTTGCATTCGGGCCAGTGACGGCGGCTATCTCGTTAAGCCTGGCGCGGATGATTTCGACGGCATTGCTGATATCAGACATAATCGGGACTCCTATTCCGTTAATCGAACATTTCCCGCGCTGCCGGTCTTAACCATTCGAACGACCGATCACCGCGCAACATCATTAAGCGAATATATGCGGCGCGATTGTTCCGAACGTCAAGCGAATTTTGTCAATGTTAATGAATTTATTTTGAGGGCGCACAATGTCTGGACGCGGTAAACCATCGGGAATGACAGGCGCGCAAATCAAGGCGTTTCGTGTCGCGCGCAGGATGTCGCAGATCGACCTCGCGAAGAAACTGGGGATCAATCAGAACTCGATGAGCTTCCTTGAGAATGACAAGGTGTCGATCGATATCCGCACGAAGCTGGCGATATATGCGATTGCTGCCGAGCTGGACCATTATCCCCCACCGCTCACATGACCGGCTTTTATGTCGGCCTGGCTACTGGCGTATTCGTGACGGCCGGCGTTTGGTATCTCGTGCGGATTGCCGGAAGGTTTGCGCGGCGGAACGGGAATGCGCTTTTTACGGAGGGGGATCGGCGGTCGGGGTTGTGATCGTAGCGCTCACCACGACGGCCTCCCCGCCGCCTTATCCTGATCGAGCATGAAGCCGCCGCGACGGCACAGTTCGGACAGTGCTTCCGGCGTCCGAGTTGCGCGCCATTCCAACAGAGCATCGATCACATACAGCCCGCGCGATTGCCTGCGCTTGAGGTTGTCGGCCTTGCATGGCTTGTCACCGAATTCCCGCCGCGAACTCGCCAAGCATTCGAACGTCCCGCCGCAGTTCTTACATGCGCGCTCATGCATCGCGATGCCATCGACCGTGAACCGGCGCAGGACGTATGCGGGTTGGCCTTCACGCACTTCGAGGTTGAGCCGTTCGACGCCGAGTGCCGCGCGGGCATCGTGACCACATGCGGGGCGGTTGGCTTTTTTGCGCTCTTTGCCGCGGGTCATTTTAGGGCCTCGTCGATCATGGCGTGCCAAATGACATCGGCATCGGCATCCCATCCAGAAATATCGCCCTGCCCGGCCTTTGACATCGCCACGGTCGGGACACGCATGGCCTCGATAGCGGCCCTTGCATGTTCGATATATAATTTCCAGGGAACTTCATCATGCTGCGAACCATCCGGCGCAATGTACGATCCGCCGTATTGATGGACGCGACCGATAGCGCGTGCGACGGCCTCAATCATCTCGCTCATTTGGACTTCCTCGCAGCCTTCATGCGCCGGACATGCCGCGCGAATCCCTTGGACGGCCGGATGAATTCGGCAACGCTCATTTGGCTATTGCCGACGATCTGGCGAACAAGAAAGCGATGGCGATTGGATTTTCCCGCCATGCCAATCCGATCACCAGGGCGAAATCCCATAACCGCAAGTCCGGCAGCGGTGATCATTCCTGTTGTCATGATCAAACCACCCGGATCGAGCCGGACACAGCGCCCGGAAATTCTTCGAACCGCTCGCCAACGGCGACGATATAACGCCACTCGTTACCATCGAAGCGACCGCCCAAAATCAGCGCCTTGCCGAGCGCGCCGGGAAGGTCGATCGGATCGGCAATGCGATGGACCGGAGCATTGTCGCGATAGAGCTTGTACCGGCGGATCGCGGCTAGGGCGATGACGCGCTTATCGGAAATGATCGCGGCGACCTTGCGGGCGTTGAACCAGCCGTCGCCATAAGGGCCGGCCAGATGCGCGGCCCAATTCATCTTCGCCTCGGCCAGATCGGCGAGCGCCTTATGAACGTCAGCCAGAGAACCGGCGTCAGGAATGTTCGTCAGTTCCGCCGCCTGCCGTTTTGCCCGGTTGAGCATCATGCGGCGGCGGTATTGCGCGGATGCGATTTCGCCCGAGCTGGTGATATCCGCGCACAGATTGTCGAGTAGGGTTTTGCGGTCGATCATGGACATGGGGACTCCGTTGGGTTGGGATGAAAATCAGTTGTCGTCGAGCCGCTCGTATAAATCATTGGCGATTTTGATCGCCGCCTTGATTTCGGGCGCGACGTTAGGCTGGTCAATCAATTCAATGATCCGCATCAACTCCGCAAGAATATGCTGACGCTCAGTCGTTTGGTTCTCAGCCGCCTCACGATCCTCTATGGCCTGCGCGGCATCTGGGAAGCCAGCGCCGAACAGTGTATTGGCGCGCTGGCTGTCCGGTAAATTGGGGCATCGCCGCAGTTCGTCAGCAAGATACTCTTTCTTGTAGTCGGAACATGCGTTGCGCGAGACGACGCCACAGTGTGTACAATATGTGCTCACCGCGTGGCGTCCAAGGCATCGCGCATCGCCTTATCAGTCCACTCCGCGCCATGCTTGAATTCGAAGGCGTTGAGCGATTTGTCGTCGGCGCGATAGAAGGCCAAAAGGCTGCGATCCTTCATCCACTTTATGGCCCGCGTCGCGTGAGCCTTGGTGATGCCGGTAACACTAAGCGCTGGTCCGTTTGCCATCTGATCCATCCCGGTTGCGTTCGTTTCGATGGCCTATTGATAGTCCAGGGCTTAAGCCCCTGTCAACAGATATTATTAGATTGACGCAAAAATAATTATCAATTACGAATTCATCCTCACATACGCGGGGATGCAAAGTGACGACTAAAAATAAGCCGGTATCGAAACGCAGGAAGCCGCACACCGACCGCGTAACCCGTAGCCTCAGATTGTCGCCCGATGTCGCGGCGAAGATCGATGAATATCCGCATGGGTATTCAGGGCCTGCGGTGGATGCGATCTTGAGGGCACATTTCGGGTTGCCGGGTGGGGCGGGGAGATGAGCGATTACGCAGAATTCCTGTTAGGCAAAACGCACACCGGCACAGATGACGGATTTGCGCCGAAAACAATGCCGTCATTCCTATTCGACTTTCAGCAATCGCTGGTCGATTGGTCTGTCAGGAAAGGGCGCGGGGCGATCTTCGCGGATTGCGGCATGGGCAAGACGCCGATGCAACTCGCATGGGCCGATCAGGTTGTGCGGCATACGAACAAGCCGGTTATCATCCTGGCTCCGAATGCGGTCACAACGCAGACGGTTCGCGAGGCTGAGAAATTCGGTATCGAGGCATGTCTGTCGCGCGATGGCGTTGTCCGGCCAGGAATCAATGTCGCCAACTACGAACGGTTGCACTATTTCAATCCTAACGATTTTGCTGGCGCTGTCTGTGACGAAAGCGCGATCCTGAAATCGTTCGATGGCGTTCGGCGGCAAGAGATAACCGACTTCATGCGGAAGATGCGGTATCGCCTGCTTTGCACTGCTACGCCATCACCGAATGAATATATTGAACTCGGCACGTCAAGCGAGGCGCTGGGCTATCTCGGCTACATGGACATGCTGTCGCGCTTCTTCAAAAACGATCAGGGAAATTCGATCAAGCCGATGGTGCGCCGTGATCGCGGCAAGAATTATACAAAGCTCGACGACAACGCCAAGTGGCGGTTCAAGGGTCATGCCGAGGCACCGTTCTGGCAATGGGTTTGCTCATGGGCGCGTGCTGTCCGCAAGCCGTCCGACCTTGGCTTTGTCGATGGGGCGTTCATCCTGCCTCAGCTGATCGAGCGTCAGCACCAAGTCGAGACGCACAAGAAGCCAGAGGGCATGTTGTTCGCACTGCCGGCGCACGGCTTGGCAGAACAGCGAGAGGAACGGCGACGCACGATCGATGAGCGATGCGAGCGCGCGGCCGGGCTGGTCAACGGCACGGGCAATCCCGCAATTGTCTGGTGCCATCTCAATGACGAAGGCGATATTCTCGAACGCTCAATCCCCGACGCCATTCAGGTGAGCGGCAAGGATAGCGAAGAGGCGAAGGAAGAAAAATTCCTGGCCTTTATCGACGGCAAGGCGCGCGTGCTGATCACGAAGGACAAGATTGGCGCATGGGGTCTCAATTTTCAGCATTGCGCGCACTCCGTCTCGTTCCCCACTCATTCGTTTGAAAGCTACTACCAGAGCATCCGGCGTTGCTGGCGGTTCGGACAAACGCAAGAAGTCGTGTCCGACATTGTGACCACGGAAGGCGAGAAAGACATTCTTTCCAATCTTCAGCGCAAATCCGTCGCGGCTGACAAAATGTTCGCTGGCTTGGTCGCGCATATGAACCAAGCCGTAGGCGTTAGTCGCAGCGTCAATTTCACCAAGCAGGAGGAAATCCCATCATGGTTGCAATAGATCAAAAGGTAACAGACCGGTATGCCATCTATAACGGCGACTGCATCGAAACGATGAAGGCTTTCCGCGATGAAAGTATCCATCTTTCTCTGTATTCCCCTCCGTTCGGGGGCCTGTTCTGCTACTCGTCCAGCGAACGCGATCTATCGAACTGCCGCGACTATGACCAGTTCTTTGAGCATTATGGTTATGTGGTTCGCGAACTCCATCGGCTGACCCTGCCAGGCCGGATGACCGCGGTTCATTGCATGGACGTGCCGAGCGGGAATTCAGGAACGGACCATCTGATCGATTTTCCCGGCGACATCATCCGACTGCATGAGAAGTCCGGATGGAATTTCATCGCGCGATACGCGATATGGAAGGAACCCCTTGCCGTCCGAAATCGCACGATGGCAAAAAACCTCGCGCACCGTTCGTTGGTCGAGGACAGCTCTCGCTGCAGCGTGGCGTCGGCCGACTATCTTCTGGTGTTTCGCCGTAGCGGACAGAATCAGATCCCCATCACGCATCCGACCGGCCTCATGGAATATGCCGGCGAACGCAAGATGCCGACCGAATTGCTAAAATATCGCGGCTGGACCGGAAACCAGATCGAGAACCGATACTCTCACTGGATTTGGCGCAACTATGCGTCGGCTTTCTGGGATGACGTTAGGATCGGTCGCGTCCTGCCCTTCCGCGAGGCCAAGGACGAAGAAGACGAAAAACACGTCCATGCTTTACAGCTTGACGTGATTGATCGCGTTGTCACGCTTTGGAGCAACCCAGGCGAGACGCTTCTCACCCCGTTCATGGGCGTCGGCAGCGAGGTATATGGCGCACTCACGGGCGGCCGGAAGGGCGTCGGCATTGAATTGAAGCCGTCCTATTACCGGCAGGCGGTGAAGAATATCCAAGTGGCCTATGAAGGCCGTCGCGAGGTCGAGCAAGCGGCTATGGATTTCGGAGAAAACCGCCCGCTCGATGAAACCTTAGCCATAGAGGCGGCGGAATGACCAAAGGCGAATTCACCGACGCGCTCGTCCGCAAACTGGCTGAGAAATTCCCGCTCAAAACGCAGGCAGAATGCAGGCGCTTGGCCGATGCGGTTTGGCGGCAATACGTCATGCATGGGTTTACGGAGTGATTACCGAATTCATGCGGCATCCGCGCGGCAAAGATATTCCGAGCGGTTGGCGCGTGATCGAACAGGCCGAGACACATCATCATCGCTGGTCGGTTTTGATCCAGCGCGAAACCGCCGCTGAACCTCATGCACCCGGCGCGGGTAATTCAACGCATGAACAACCAGAGGAAGACAAATGACCGAAACCGCAGAACTCAGCGACGTGGAAAAGCGCGTCGAACTGGTGATGTCGTCAGATACGCTGATGGGCGATATCCGCGACGTAATCCTTGACCGGCTCAAAGCGATGCCGAAGCCATGGACCGTCATGAGCGAGAACGAACAGCGCGATCTGATCTATGGCGTCGAGAGTGCCGCCGAGAACCTGATACGCCGGGCTGCGCTTCTGATCGCGGCGAACGGTTATCCGATCATCGAAGGCCGCGTTGAGCAGTCGGCACTCAAGGACGATATCAAGACGGTCGTTCGCGTTTCCAAGCACCATCCCGACCGGCTGTCCCTGCTCGATGCCGCCGGGCATTCGTGCATCATCGTGATCGCAGATGTCGCGCAGTTCATGGGCGAGCGTGCGCCGGCCGAACCCGATCCCGAGCAGCCGGAACTCGATATCCCGGTTGCGGATAATGGTGCGGCGACGGCGGCTGAACCGGGCGAGGACGTGCCGGGGAATGTGAAGCCATTCAAGAGCAAGAATAAGCCGGTGGATGGCGAGTGAAGGTAATCCGCTCTGACCTTTATCCAGAGGGCGAACTATTCATGATGCAAGATCATCGTCAGTTCTGGGTTGATCGGCGCGGATGGGTGTTTGATCACGGCCAAAAGTCGGTCAAACACCCCATCGTCGATGAAGTGATGGATGCTATCCGAGCATGGGAACTGCGATGATGGGGTACGCCAGCCGCACGGGTACGCGCCAAAATCTTACGGCTCTCCGAAATGCGGGATGGGGATTGCTAGTCAGCCGTGCGGGAGCATGGCGAACTGAAGGATTTTCAGACTGGATCGCAGACAACGGCGCATGGACTGACTTCATCGCGGCCCGCGAATTCGATGGCGAGCGCTTTGAGTTATTTCTTGAATGGGTTGAAACGCAGGCCATTTGTCCCCGATTCATCGTGTTGCTCGATATCGTTGCGGGCGGCTTAAAAAGCCTCGATCTATCGCGACGGTATATGAACCGATGTGGCGCTATCTGTCCGCTTATACTTATTGCCGTTCAAGATGGCATGGAGACTGAAGACCTTGCTCCGCTAGTCGGGCCGAGCGTCGGCATATTTCTCGGCGGATCGACCGAGTGGAAATTGGCGCAGATGTCGCTATGGGGCCGGTTCTGTGCCGAGCGCGGCATTTATTACCATGTCGCCCGCGTCAACACATTGAGGCGTATCCGCATGGCTCACGCGGCGGGCGCGCATTCAATCGATGGCACGTCTGCTAGCCGGTACGCCGTCACGCTTCCAATGCTGGATCGCGGCATAAGACAGCCCGACCTATTCTCACCAAGGGCAACGCAATGAAGATGACCGCGCATGACATCGTGTCAGCCTCGATCGCACAATATTGCCGCGCCTACCTCACCGACGATGTGTTCGCCAGTGCAATCGCTCACGGCGCGCGTAATCCCGGCATGGCTGTGCATCTCAACAAGATTGGCACCCGCAGCGGAATACCCGACTGGATCGTCGTCTATCGCCGGGCATTCTTCTGCGAGATCAAGACGGGTGCGGGCGTGATGAGAAAGGCGCAGATCGATACGCGGGCCGCTCTCGTTCGCGCTGGTAGCGCCGTCATGGTGGTTCACTGCCTTCAGGACTTCATCGACGCCATGACAATGTGGGGCATTCCCAGGCTGAAGGCTCCGCGGCGGGATGCGGACGATCAGGATTTGCCGATATGACTAACCCAAACAATGGGAGGATTTCTTGCCCGATTGGATGCGAAAGAAACGGCAGCGGCAACGCTTGGCTGATGATCAAAACAATAAATGCTTTTGGTGCAAGCGTGAGATGACCGCGCCGACACCGCGCGGCGTGAAATCGAAGTCTACCGATCTGACGCTCGACCACGTTTACAATAAACTGCATCCAGATAGGAAAGATAAAGCCTTCATAAAGGTCGCCGCTTGTTTCCGCTGTAATAAAAACAGAGGTCGAGAATTCTTCAATACTGGCGAAAACCGCCCTGAATTCGCATGGCCTCGACCGGCCGAATTTACGCTTGGCGACCTCTATCGCCAGAATTTTGGCAAAAGACGGTTGGACGGCGAAACGGCAGACTGATAACCTCATAATCGTTCGGCCAGCTACCGGACATGGGCGGGAAGGCTTATCGAGTTGAAGCGATGATTCGTCCCGCCCGCCCTGGCACCCCAAATGTGCCGACTTCAACAGGTAAAGGATAAGCGCAATGCGCAGACGTAAGAGGGATTTCAGCGAGCAGAAGCGCATCACCAAGGCGCAGCGAAACTTTCTCAGCGCCGCCTATGGTGCCGCGCCGGCTAAGACCGAAGATACAGCGCCGAAATCGTTCTTCGATGAACTCTACGAGCAGCATCAGGACGATTCGAATTTCCGTAATGAGGTTCCAAACCGCCTGCGCAAAAACACATGAGCGCGCGCACCGATCTATCGGAACTCCTGGCATCGGTCAGCCTGCCGGAACTGATATCCCGCTACGTTGCCCTGAAGAAAGACGGACGAGAATATAAAGGTCTGTGTCCCTTCCACGCCGAGCGCACCCCGAGCTTCACGGTCTACGCCGGCGAGGATAAAGAGCGGTTCCATTGTCATGGTTGCGGCGTCGGCGGTGACGCGATCGACTTCATCCAGAAATACCATTCCGTAGATTTCCGCGATGCCGTCGCCATTATGACGGACAAGACAGAAACCATCGCGGCATTTCCAAAGAAGGCGCTGCTCAAAAAGGCGCAACGCCTCACCCGTCCAGCCGAGAAGGCGGATGGCCTCCCGAATATGGATGTCTATGCGTGGGGCGAGCCATCGTCATATTGGGCATATCGATCGTCGGCCGGCGAACTCATCTTCTATGTCGCTCGCTATGACGTGATCGATGGCGCGAAGAAAAAGAAGATCACGCCACAATGGACTGTCGGCAGCACTGATGGCGGCAGAACGTGGTCATGGGGAATGGGCCACTATTCCGCGCCGCGCCCGTTATACGGCCTGGACAGGCTCGCTGATGGCGCTGGAAAGCCGGTGGTACTCTGCGAAGGGGAGAAGGCGACAGACGCAGCGCAGCGCCTCCTGCCGGGCTACGTTGCCATGACATGGGCAGGGGGAAGCAAGGCGGCAAAATTCACGGACTTTGCGCCGCTCGGTGGCCGCGATGTCGTACTGTGGCCCGATGCCGACGCGCTGGCATATCCGCCCGATCACTCGAAGGCTGGCGAGATCATGCCGGTGGCCGAGCAGATCGGCACGAGTTGCATGATCGATATCGCGAATAAGATCACGGGGATCGCGCGCTCGATCCGGCTTGTCCAGGTCAATGCAGATCCATCGCAACCTGGCTGGGATGCCGCCGATGTCGAGGAAGCGCGATGGACGCCTGATTTCATCGCACAATGGATCGAGGAACGCGCCGCGAGCTGGTCAAACTTCATCGCGACAGACGCGGTTCAGATCGCAGCGAACGAGGATGCTATCGCGCTCGCGTTCGCGGACAAGTTCTCGAACATCCTGCGGTATTGCCACGATCAGAACACCTGGCTGGAATGGGACGGCAACAGATGGCGTCCCGAGCGCAAGAGCCTCGCATTTCACTATGCGCGCGAGATTGCCAGATCATCGAACATTAAGGCAGAACGCGGGACGGCCAAGGCATCGACCGCGGGAGGTGCCGAAAGGTTCGCACGAGCTGACCCGAGGATTGCAACCGTGTCATCAGATTGGGACGGCGACCCGTGGTTGCTCGCAACGCCAGATGGGACAGTCGAGCTTAAGACCGGAGAACTCCGCGATTCTCGTCCTGGCGATAGGATCACCAAGATCACAGCGGCCGGCGTTTCGGGCGAGTGTCCGGTTTGGAACCAGTTTCTTGAAGATGCCACGCGCCAGGATGGGGCATTGATCGATTACTTGCAGCGTGTTTCGGGTTATTGCCTGACGGGCAGCGTCAAGGAACACGCGCTCTTTTTCTTCCATGGCGACGGCGGAAACGGCAAGGGTACATTTCTGAATACTTTAACTGCGATCATGCAGGACTATGCCAAGGTTTCGAGCATGACGACATTCACGGCGTCCAAGCACGAACAGCACGCGACCGAGATAGCATTCCTCCACGGCGCACGCATGGTCACGGCGCAGGAGGTCGAGGAAGGCAAGCATTGGGCAACAGCCAAGATCAAGTCGCTGACCGGTGGCGATCCGATCACAGCCCGCGTCATGCGGGGCGATCCCTTCACGTTTCTGCCGACATTCAAAATCCTCATCGCCGGCAATAACAAGCCAGCTCTTAAGACGGTCGATGAAGCCGTTCGCCGCCGGTTTCACATGATCCCGTTCACGAACAAACCAAGCGTGATCGACAAAGACCTTGACGAAAAGCTGCAAGCAGAATGGCCCGGTATCCTCAACTGGATGATCGAGGGTTGCCTGCTCTGGCAAAGGATCGGTCTAGCGCCACCCCCAATCGTTACGGAATCAACCCAGGAATATTTCGAGGATCAGAACACATTTCATCAATGGGTTGCCGAGTGCTGCGAGACGGGACAGCACTACGAGGACACCGTGGGAAGGCTATTCGGCTCATGGGCAAAGTGGTGCGACCGCAACGGCGAGTATCCAGGGACATCGAAATCGTTTTCCCAGGTGCTTTCAAAAGAGGGATACATTCCAATCAGAAGCAATTCAGCGCGGAAATTTCGCCTGATTTCAGTGATTTCCGATCAATCCAGTTTTCGCGATCAGCGCTTTCCCGAGAACGAACTTCTGTGACCGTGACACATGTGACGGAAGTGACGACATTTTCCCTATAGCACTCATGTATGCGCGCGCGTATGCGCGTATAAGCGTTATAGGGAAAAGTACGTCACATCTGACACATGTGTCACGGATCGAGAAATTGGGCGATTTCAGGCGCATCTCCCTCCCGATACGCAACGTCCCGCGCGCGCTTTGGAGTAACGCCATGAAACTCGGTGCTGCACTCATGGGCCTGGCCGCATCGGTGGCGTTTTCATCCTTGCGATCTAGCTCATGTTTCAGCGATAGTCCGAACGCGGCGCTTGAGGCCGGGACTCCGCAAGCGCCGCAACCCGACAGGATGCAAGATATTCATTGACAGAATTTCGCCATATCGGCATATTCCCAAAAGTTCCAACCCGAGGAGTCCCGAACATGCTCGCCTACAACAACGATCCGTCTCTCAAGATTTTCGTTCTCAACGAACTCGAAATCCACCGCCAGGCCGATAAACTCGTCAAGGGCCAGTATTGGGAAGACGGCAAAGGCTGTGCGGTCGGCTGCACACTGGAGGCTGTCGCCCTGCGTGGCGGCGAAGAAATCGATCACGAAGATCACGGCGAATACGAAAAACATCTCGGCATTCCCCGAATTCTCGCAGAACTTGAAGATCGGATGTTCGAATCGCTGGATAATGGCGCTTCGCAGTCATGGCCCGAGCGGTTCGCGTCCGCCATCCAGCCGGGCGCTGATCTCGCTATGGTATGGCCGCGATTTGCACTGTGGCTGCTATCCGAAGAGTTACCGCAGCGGACGAATGATGGATCGAAACAGCGCGCCGCTCTCGATGATGTTGCGGCGCTTTATCGTGAATTCATCGATACCGGTACGAGCCCGACTGTCGATCGCTGGATAAAGGCACGGCAAGACGCCGACGCCGCCTACGCCGCCTACGCCGCCGACGCCTACGCCGCCTACGCCGCCTACGCCGCCTACGCCTACGCCGCCTACGCCGCCTACGCCGCCGACGCCTACGCCGCCTACGCCGCCCGTCAGGCGTATTGGGTCAGGGCATCAGACAAACTGATCGAGCTTTTGTCGAGCGCGCCTATTCCGGCTTGATCTACCGCCGCATAGGCTGGGGTTCGCCTCGGTCTATGCGGCATTCAACTTTTGGAGCAGTCCCAATGTCCACCGCAGAATTTGACGATCTCGCGCGCCGTGTTTCAGCGCTTGAACAAAAGATGATTGTCGCTCTGGATCAGACGAAATCGCTCACCGCCGGCATATTCTGCAATCGCCCTCTCGCGGAATATCGGTACCAGAACATCGCCCGAGCGCAGGGCGGCGTTCTTATGATCGGCGATATCCCCGTGTCGGTTCATGGCCGCGATCCGAAATTCATGGCAAGGGCGATCAATGACGAAATGACCCGGATCATGACTGCGCATGAAGCAGAAGATCCCGCGCCCCTCGCCCATGATGAACATGTGTTCATTGTCGGCGATAGGGTGCAGGCAGTGAAGGCTGTCGAGATTGTCGGCTACCTGAAAAAAGTCGAAATCGGGACGCCGGGCGTCGTCACGAGAAAGGACGAGAGCGGCCTTTATTGCGTCGCATTCGGCGGTCTTCATCTATTTGTCCGATCCGACCAAATCGCCCTAACCGGCCGCCGCGACACCATGGCCCTTCCCGATACGAGGGTAGAGCCGTGACCACCGTCGGCTATCTCCGCTACGAAGTCACCTACGCGAGCAAGACCGCGCCAGGCCGTCACGTATGGGGATGGACCGACGCGCGGAAAGAGGTTGACCGGATGCTCTATGCGATCAGCTTCAACTCAAACATGTTCGAGGCGGTTGTGATCGATCGGGAACGTGCGGCAAAACCGAGTGTTGCACTAGTCGTTGACCATCCCCATCAGCGGGGGATGTTGCTGTGATAACCGCCGAAAATCTGATCGCTTTCCTTGAGACCAAGACCGGACAGAAGGCGTCAGAATTCGAGCGCACAGCCCTGCGTTACGTGGCGGATCGTAGCCCGAACGAGATATTCGTCCGTGCCCGACGCTGCGGATTGACGTGGGCGCGATCTGTTCGCCAAGAGTACGAATCCCGCCGAGATTGAACCGCCCCCACATACCCGATAGTTTCCCGGCATGGGACATCCGCCAGACACCGGAGAAGCGCGAGACAAGCTCAACGCACTCGGTATCGAGGCGTTCTGCGATCTGATCATTGACGGCGTGACCATGAGCCAGATCGCCTGTGATCTGAATATCAATCGTTCCCAGGTCACACGATGGATTGCCGCGGACAAAGACCGGGCGGCACAATCGGACGCCGCCCGTAGGTTCGCCGCCCGAACATGGGACGAGCGCGCCGAACTCGAACTCAAACAGGCTGGCACCGCAAAAAACATGGGCATAGCCGAACGCAAGTTCGAACTCGCACGAGCTGAGGCGCTGGCGCATCATTACCGCTGGCGGGCGAGTAAGATCGATCCTGGGTATGGGGCGAACCCGCATGAAGAGGCCGACAAAAACCCCGCCGACAAAACGCTCTTGACAACCGCCCAACGCCTGCGCGCCCTTGTCCAAGAAATCGACAAGGTGACTGATGGAACTTCTGACACGCCGATGGACGGTGCTGAAGCCGCACCCGATGCAGCATCTGTACTGGAACAGCCCGCATCGGTTTAATGTCGTCAGTGCCGGCCGACGCTCGGGCAAGACAGAACTCGCTAAGCGCAAAATCGTCAAGCGCGCGATCTATGGCACCGACTACGACAATGCACGCTTCTTTGCCGGCGCACCAACCCGCGACCAAGCCAAGCGTATCTATTGGAGCGACTTCAAAAAGCTGGTGCCTGCCGATCTGATCGCGAATATCTCGGAATCCGACCTCACCTTGAAGCTGATCAACGATAGCGAAATCACTGTTCTCGGCATGGACAAGCCGGCACGTATCGAAGGATCGCCGTGGGATGGCGGCATTCTCGACGAATACGGAAATATGAAAGAGGGCGCATGGGGCGAAAACGTTCGCCCGGCGCTTGCCGACCGCAACGGCTGGTGCGACCTGATCGGCGTGCCCGAAGGCCGAAATCATTATTACGAGATGAACGAAAAGGCACTGGCCGAAACTGCCCTGCGCGGATCGCTGGCGGAATTCGGCGCATTCACTTGGCACTCGGCGGATATCCTGCCGGCCGCCGAGATCGAGGCGGCAAAGCGGGATCTGCACCCGAAGGTCTATCAGCAGGAATATGAGGGCTCGTTCGTCGATTTCTCGGGCGTGGCGCTGTTCGAGATCGATAAATTTCTGGTGAGTGACGCTCCGGTCGAATACCCCGTGAAGTGCGATGCCGTCTTTGCAGTGATCGACACGGCGGTCAAGGACGGCCAGGAGCATGACGGGACCGCAGTCAGCTACTACGCGATCAATCAGCATTTTGGGCATAAGTTGGTTTTGCTCGATTGGGACATCATCCAGATCGAGGGTTCGCTTCTGGAGAGCTGGCTACCGAGCGTCTATACGAACCTAGAAGCCTACGCGAAGCAGTGTCAGGCGCGGAATGGATCGATCGGCGCATTCGTGGAGGACAAGCAATCCGGCTCCATCCTGATCCAGCAGGCGCGGCGGCGGAACTGGCCGTGCTTTGCCATCGATAACGATCTGGTCGCTGCCGGCAAGGATGGTCGCGCGCTATCCGTCTCGGGCTATGCCTATCAGGGCTTGTGCAAAATCTCGCGCCATGCCTATGAGAAGACGGTTTCCTACAAAGACAAATCGCGCAATCATTGGCTGTCGCAGGTATTCGAATTCAGGATCGGCGCGAAAGATGGATTGCCTGACGATTTGCTCGATACGATGACCTACGGGCTCAGCATCGCGCTCGGCAACAGCGAGGGTTACTGACGATGGCTGAAATCTCTTTCGGCTCGAACCTTGGAACGCCGCTGCAAAACCTGCTCATGTGCGACAGCATCGAGCCGGGCAGCGACGCCAGCTATCAGACATGCAAAGAAATCTGGATTTTCCACGTTCTGGGCGACAAGATCGCAGGCTGGCCGATCCAGATGGCGCAGTCTCAGGCGCGCGAAATCAGCGTCGCGAACTCACCCGGCGATCACTGCAAAGACGCATTCCTTGCCGCGTGGCACCAGATCGGCGCAGACGAGATCATCCGTAACGCCCACACGCTGGCCCGCGTCTACGGCGCATCCGCCATTATCTGCGGCCAGGACCCGAAGAAGACCGCCAAGCCGCTCGACATCAGCAAGCTTGCTGAAGGCGATATCTATTTCAACGTGTTCGACCCGCTCAATGTCGCGGGGTCACTTGTTCTCGACCTCAACCCGAATTCGCCCGACTTCCTGAAAAAGCTCGGCAGTCTGACCGCGAGCGGGACGGTCTATCACGCCAGCCGATGCTGTGTCGTCTTCAACGGCAAGCCGATCTATCTCGCCTACACATCGTCGGCATATGGCTACGTGGGCCGATCTGCCTACCAAAGCATCCTGTTCCCGCTGAAATCGTTCGTTCAGTCGATGTACACCGATGACATGGTGACGACGAAGGCCGGGTTGCTCGTGGTCGCGATGCAACAGGCCGGCTCGATCATCAGCGGCATCATGGGCGCGGCGTCGGCGGTCAAGCGCGCGATGCTGCGGATCGGCAAAACCGGCAACGTCCTGACGATCGGCGAAAAGGATCGCGTCGAGACGCTGAACATGCAAAACACCGATAACGCCATGACCACGGCGCGGAAGAACATCCTCGACAACATCGCGACCGGCGCACCGATGCCCGCCAAGGTGCTGAATTCCGAGACGTTCGCGGAGGGGTTTGGCGAGGGTACGGAAGACGCCAAGGATATCGCCCGGTGGATCGACGGCATCCGCAAGGACATGAACCCGACCTACGCCTACATGGACCGGATCGCGCAATATCGCGCCTGGGATAAAGAATTCTTCGATCGGATGAAGAACCTATATCCCGATGTCTATGGCAAGATGTCCTATGAGCAAGCCTTCACGAGCTGGCAGAATTCGTTCGTCGCCGAGTGGCCCAACTTGCTCAAACCATCTGTCGCCGAGGAAGCCGACGCCGAAAAAGTCCGCCTTGAGGCGATTATCGCATTGCTCGAGGTGCTGATTCCTGCCGTCGATCCGACCTCGAAAACCATGCTCATTCAAGCCGCGTTGGACAATTTCAACGCGCTCAAGCTTCTGTTCCCGACGCAGTTCGAGATTGACGCCGATGCGCTCGAAGAATTCCTGACCGAACAAAATGACCGCATGGCGCAGATGGGCGCGGGTGACGATGAAGGCGCGAAAGAGCCCTCACCGCCTAAGCCGTTCCGCGCCGACAGTGCTGGCCGCCGATTGGCCGCCAAATGGCATCCAGAAGAGATCGCCGCCGAGTGAAGACGTTTGCCCAAACCGTCACCGAAGCCGTCGCGGATATTAGCCAGCGTGGCTACACCAGCCCCGACCAAATCGCAGAATGGATGCGCGTGATCCGCGAGGCTGCAATGCGCTCGCTCACCCCGCCGCACGTTCTCGAAGACGCGCTCAAATCGACGTTCGGTCGCATCTATGCCCGGATGATCGACAAGGGCGCGATCCTCAAATACCACGAAGGCATTCCGCGATTCGCGATTGACCAGTTGCGCCCGAGACTGCGCGCCGAACTCGACCGGCGTATCATGGCGAGCGCGGGATTGATCAAACTGAACCGTACGAGCGCTATCGAAAAGACGCTGCAGCGGTTCGCCGGCTGGGCAACGTCTGTTCCGCCTGGCGGTTCCGATGTGATCGCGAAGAGCCCGGTCAAGAGCGATATCCGCAAGGCGCTGGTGTCGTTGCCGTTCGAAGAGAGGCGCGTCGCGATTGACCAGGGACAGAAGTTCGCGGCCGATCTGTCGCACATCATCGCCATGGATCAGAACGCCATCGCGGGGATATGGCGGCACCACTACAAGCGCTATCCGCGCAAGCCGCATGAGGCGCGCGATGGACATATCCTTCTGGTCCGCCATAGCTGGGCGCACGCAAAAGGGCTCGTAAAGCCGGGACCGGACGGCTTTACCGATGATGTCGAGCGGCCGGGCGAACTGGTCTACTGCGGCTGCTCGTACGAATGGGTTTACAATCTTCGCCGGTTGCCGAACGACATGCTGACCGAAAAAGGGCGGCAATCTCTTATTGCGGCACGGGCGGCGATGGTGGCTACATGAAATGCCGTGGCGTCAACACACCCCGTTAAAATAATATGCGTTGACGGAATATATTTTGTGGTCTAGTCCTATCCCCGTTCCTAGTCTCAACCCACGGAGGAAGCCTCATGGATATCGATTCTCTCACCATCGGCGAGGCCAAGAAGTTGGCCGCGCTTTTCTGCCCGACCGCTTCGACGCCGGAAGTCGCTCAAACGACGCATGGTAAAATCCCCGTCGTCGTCTGCACCGACAAGCGTGGCGTCGTTTTCGGCTATACGACCGATATCGCGGCTCGGCCCATCAGTCTGACCGAGGCGCGCATGTGTCTTTACTGGTCCGCTGATGTCGGCGGCGTCTTCGGTCTGGGCGAAAAAGGCCCGACCAAGGATTGCAAGATTTCCGCCACGCTCTCGACACTCACACTCGAAGGCGTGACCGCGATATTCTCCGTCGATCCCACGGCCGAAACGGCATGGATCGCGGCGAAAGTGCAGGGGCGGTAATATGGCGAAGATGCTCTTAGGTGAGCGGAGCGATCTGGACGGCGACGGCTCCGGCTACGGCGACGGCTCCGGCTACGGCGACGGCTCCGGCTACGGCTACGGCTCCGGCTCCGGCTCCGGCTACGGCGACGGCTCCGGCTACGGCTACGGCTCCGGCTCCGGCTACGGCTCCGGCTCCGGCTACGGCGACGGCTACGGCTACGGCGACGGCTCCGGCTACGGCGACGGCTCCGGCTCCGGCTACGGCTCCGGCTCCGGCTACGGCTACGGCTCCGGCTACGGCTAATAATCGGTCGCATCCCATCCACACAAAGGCCCGGCGTTGTATGCCGGGCCTTTTCACTTTCCGCCCTTCCCCGTTCTGCGCGATGTGATATAGCAGGCAGATGCCTGAATTCACCGCAACCGACGAGTTTCGCGAATCCGACCATCCCCGTGATGCTGATGGAAAATTTGGCTCTGGCGGCGGGGCGAAGTCAGTTCCTGAAACAGCAAAGTCTCTAGCTTCAAAAATCAGAAGCAAAATTCCCGCAGCTGCCATCCAGGTTGATCACTCGAAGACATTAGTGGGCGAGAGTTCATACATCAAGCTATATGCCACGGAAAGCGATCAATCTCTAAGCGCGCGCAAAACACAATGGGATGCGGCCAAGGGCACAAAACGGGGGGAGCCTCCGAAACGTAGATTTATTCAGACAGAATTTCGAGTTTCCGACCATTCTGCTGGATCTGCGCCGTGGAGAACAAAGCAGATCATGCTTTCTCCAAATGATCCAGACGAATTAGCAGACGAAAAAATTGAACAATTCATAAAAGAAGCCGCTGCAATAGGCGTCGATATCGATAGAGTTCGCGCCGACACATTCAGTGAACGTGCGGATTCGCTGCCAACGGGTGCGCCTTATGTGCTAGATGGTCAAAGGATGGACCCGACCCGCGCCGCTGGAATTCTTTTCAAGACGCCAACCGAGCATGTGCTTTTCCTTAAGCGCGGCGATGGAGGCGACTTCCCCGGCTTTTGGTGCCTGCCTGGCGGTCATGCCGAGAACGGCGAAACTCTCGAAGAAACTGCGACCCGCGAGACGATTGAGGAAGTCGGCTTTCTGCCCGATGGCGAGCGCTCGGTTCTGTGCCGGCGCAATGGCCCATTCCTCGGCTCGACCGATCCCGATGTCAGTGTCGATTTCACGACATATCTGCAACCGATCGATGAGCAGTTTGAGCCTGTCGTTTCGGGCGAACACACCGGCCATGCATGGGCATTGGCATCTGAGCCACCCGAGCCGCTGCATCCCGGCGTCGCAGTCGCGCTCAAAATGCTCGATGCGAACGAACTCGACATCGCGCGGCTGATGGCGGCCGGCGATCTGACCAGCCCGCAGTTTTATCGCAATGTCGCGCTGTTCGATATCCGCATCACAGGCACACGCGCCGCCTATCGCGGCGGGAAGATCGATGAATGGTGCTGGCGCGATCCGGCGCATTATCTGACCGACGATTTTCTCGCGCGGTGCAGCGGCTTGCCCGTTTTGTTTGAGCATTCAAAGGGCGCGCTGACATCCGAGGAATACGCGGAGCAAAATGTTGGGTCAGTCTTTGTGCCCTATATCAAGGGCGAGGAAGTCTGGGCAATCGCCAAATTGTTTGACGAAAGTACCATCGAACTGCTTCACACCGATCAGCTTTCCACGTCGCCGCTGGTCACTGTTTCCAACGCGACTGATTTTATTCACCTTGACGATGGTTCCAAGCTATTGATAGAAGGGAAGCCTCTACTACTAGACCATGTAGCGATATGTGATCGCGGGGTCTGGGATAAAGGCGGACCGGCTGTCGGTATTGTTTCGGCGAACATTGAGAATGAGGCTTTGACGATGACCGAAGAAGAGTTGAAGGCCAAAGCTGACGCGGAGAAAGCCCGCGCTGATCGCCTCGACGCCGCACTCGACAAATTCGACAAGCTCGACGCGATCTGTGATCGCCTGGATGCGGTCGAGGGATCGCTGAAAGATCGCCGCGATGCCGCCGAGTCCGAAGAGGACAAGAAGGCGCGCGAAGAGAAAGAAGCCAAGGACAAGAAAGACGCCGAGGAAAAAGAGGAAAAGGAAAAGGCGGACGCCGCCGCCAAAGCCGATGCTCAGGCGCTGAAAGATCGCCTGGACGAAATGGAAGGCAAAATTCCCGCCAACCTGACCGACGAAGACGCCGCCGAGATGGCCGACGCGCAGACCAAGGCCGATACGGTCTATTCGACCCTCGGTCAGTCCGCGCCCCGTCCCGCCGCTGGTGAAAGCCCGATGGCCTATCGTCGCCGTACCCTCAAGGGCATCATCGAGCATTCGCGTACCTTCAAGGATGCGGACCTGTCGGCCTTCGATGCGAAGACCCTCAAGGCCGTTGCCGAAACCGTCTATGCCGACGCGATCCTGTTCGCCAACTCGCCGGCCGCGCAGACTTCCGGCATTCGTTACCGCGAAACGCGCACGCCCGCCGGCCACACGATCCGCACGCCTGTCGGGCATATCGGGAGCTTTCTCAACAAGTTCCGCGCGCATAGCAAGGCTGCGGTGCTGAAGCATCCTTCACAAGTCGCTCGGGGGTTTTGATCCATGGTTGCTCCGCTCAATCCCTATGCGACCACGAACGCAGCAGGGCAGTTCTATACGACCTCGGACGGGTTCGTTGCGGGCATGGCAATCGGTGATCCGGTCGCCCGCTTCAGCTTGGCAACCGGCGTCCTCGGCGCAAATGAAACCCTCCCGATGTGGGGCGGTGTCGGGATCAGCGAAAGCATCCCGCTCTCGACCACGGACGGCTCTCTCGGCGGGACCATCACCCGAGCGACCACGATTTCCACAACCGGCGCGACCGGCGCGCTGACCGGCTTCTCGACCTCGGACCAGATGTACGCATGGCTGACCACGCCGCAGTCAACCGCGCCATCGATCGGTCCCGGCGGTGTCGTCGGTTATTACCGGTTCCGCTGCGGCGCGCGTATCATCCTTCCCTGCTCGCCCGGCCTCGTGAACTATGACGGCTCGCCGGTTTCGCAGGCTGCATCCTGGGACTTCGGCGCGCAGCAGTTGGTTCCGTTCTCGGCGGCATATCCGCAGACCACGATTACCGGCGCGACATGGGCCAGCACCAGCGGCGGGCAGAACACCTATACCGTTGGCACCGACCTCACGAGCTTCATCAACGCGGGTGACGTGATCGAGGTTTCGGGCATCGTTTCCACCGGAGGCGACGGCACGGGCTATAACGGTCAGCAAACCGTGGTCAGCATCAACAGCACGACCATCGTGACCACGAATGCCCGAGCGGGTTCGCCCGGCACCTATTCCAGCGGCGGCATTGTCGTAGCCGGCGGCGGTCAGGTTCCCGGCATGGTTCTGCAGACGCAGGCGGCGGGTAACAAGACCATCGCCTACAACGCCACAACCGGCGCTGTGAACTACGTGAATACCGGCGCGGTCGCCGTCTTCCTGCTCAATTAAGGATATTTCAGCATGGTCGGTTTGATCGCTCCCGCCTACGAACTGGTTCATCCCTCATACACGATCCCCGATTTCGTGATGCCGATCTCGCAGGCATCGGGCGCGTTCTCGCTGCTCGATGACGGCAACCCGGAAGTGCGGATCGGAACCACCGACCTGGTCGTGTACGCCAAGGTCATGGACATCCGCACCAAGGAAACCGTGAGCCAGTCCGCCGGCAATCAGATGCAGTCGATTTCGCTGACCAACAAGATGATCAGCGTCCCGACCTACATGATCCGGTTGAACGGCCAGTACGATCATCATGACAGCGCCGCCGCCGGCACATGGGGCTTCGGGCTTCCGCAGGCGTTGGAACTCGGCCACGAACAGGCGACGTTCCAGCAGATGCGCAACGGCCTGCTCTATGGCTTCAGTCCCGGCAATGGCGAGGGTCTGGTCAATGCCGTGGGCATCACCGCCGTCACTCTGCCGGCCGATCAGTACGGCAACAACACCATCCTGACGATCGATAACGGCTTTATGGCCTTCTACCTGGCGCAGTTGATCCAGACGCTGAAGACCCGCATGAACCAGATGGGCAAGGGTTGTCGCGTCGTCGTGTGCGGACCGCAGCGCTCGCTCGGGCCGTTCGAGTACAATATCGTCCAGCTCGTGCAGATGCAGCGCGAGGGTGCCGGCTCGATGTCCACCAAAGGCACGTTCGAGGAAATCCTGAAGACCAATCAGGACGTTCTCGAATGGACCTATGACGACACGCTGCAGGGCCAGGGCACGGGCGGCACGTCCAACAGCGACGCGATCATGATCATCATTCCCGAGATCGACACGCCGCATGTTGATCAGATCGATACGAACAAGTTCGCCGGTTTCCAGCCGAATATGCGGTCGAATACCAAAATGCTGTGCGACATGCCTTCGCCGCGGCAGATCATTTCCCCGATCGCCCACGGCGGCACCGATGTCGTTGCCGAAATGCGCACCACGCCGGGTTGGGATATCCGGCCGGAAAGTACGATCAAGCTTTCGGTAGCCTACGCATGACAGCCCGAGATTGATCGGTTATGGTTCAAAAAGGGCCGGGATGAATGTCCCGGCCCTTTTCTTTTAACCGGGAGAGAAACATTGACCGTCCTATATGTCGCGAATTCGACCAAACAAAACACTGTCTATGCCTATCGCGCTGGGTTTGCCGATCCGAATAGCCCGACCCCGCCGAACTTCCGCCTTGTGAGCGTGCCGTGTCCTGCCGGCGGACAGATCAAACTGTTTGAGGGTTCGATCGACGCTGTGAGCGGCATCATCCTGCAACTGCTTCAGCAGGGCGCAACCGACGTTGCCGATCTGGATCGTCGCCAAACGGATCTGATCCACGCCGTCTTCTCGACCGATACGCCCGTCAATATGATGAAGGTTCGCACCATCATTGCGCGCAACGACGAACTCATGAACGATCAGGCGTTCTTGAAGCGCAAGCAGTTGGCCGTCGCCACGCATTACAAGATGAATGAGCGGGCACAGGAGTTTGGGCCGGATTCGCCGCGTCCGCACAATGTCATCATGGAAACGACCGAGATCGGCAAGTTGGGCGAAGAAGGCAACACCGAGACTATCGAAGCTGCCACGCCGGGTCATGAGCCGGTCGCGCGCCGTCGCACTGCGGGGAAGCGTAAGTAATGCTCCAAGGGCCAACGCAGGCGGGGTTCCTCGTCTTTGTCCGCGACGTGATGGGCGTGCCGGTTCCGGCGCTGCCCGACAACTCGCCTGCGCTGGTCTATGCCTTCAATGTCGCGTTCATGACGGTTAATCCGTTGCTCGGCGTCGGTGTATCCGTTCCGCCCGCTGCGAATACGTGGTCGATCTACGCGCTGGCCGTCTACAATCTCGGCGGCGACAGACTGATCAACTATGCACCGGATACGCCGCCTTCGACCTATTTCAAGACTTTGCGCGGCCCTGCGCCGGAAGGCTACGGGATCAATAATTTCGTTGCTGGTGTCGTCTCTGCCGCTGCCGACGAAGCGACATCGAACACGCTTCTTGTGCCGGATGCGTTCAAGGGGTTGACGATTGCCGATTTGCAGAAATTGAAGACGCCGTTCGGGATTGAGTACCTCAGCTTGGCGCAGCAATGGGGTCCTTCTGTTTGGGGGTTGACATAATGGTCATGTACCTAAACTTGGGCGTCCTAGACGTGCCTTATTCGCCCGGTCCCGTCGCCCCACGCCGTGCCGTCGCGCGTATCCACAAGGGTAAGCTTAAAACCTACACCGTCGCACCATCGGGCCAGCAGACGACAGGCGATGTAGCCGAAATCCTTGAGGACAAATACAACATCCTCGAAGCCTTTTCGTCGGTCTATGGCGATGAGATTGCCGATGCGTTGGCGAACTCGCTGGCGGGCGCGATTGAGGATATGTTCGCGAGTGCGCCAGTGCCGGAAAACCCTTATGCGGGTGCTGAAGCAGAGATCGAGCAGGGCATGAAACTGTTCCTCGATCTGCAAGAACTTGACGGGGCGAACGGCGTGCCGACCAAAGCTGCGTTGCGAGGCGTCAACCACCGGCTCGCGTATCCGTATGCGAAGGGCAATCCAGCCCGACCTTCCTTCATCGATACCGGCTTAATGCAGGCCAACTATCGCGCATGGACGGAGACGGAATGACCTCCGTTGCCGAATCCCTGCCCAACGCCGGGCAACTCGCGGCCACGCTGGTCGCTGGCGTCAACCAGATATCGCAAAAGCAGACACTCACTTTCATCCAGTACACCCGCGTCGTGCTGCCTCTCGACGGATGGGTCTTCTGGGTTCGCTCCGACCTCGTAAGCTCGAACACGCTATCGATCGCGCTTGGCGTCTATCTGCGGCCGATTTCCAAGACCACCGCGCCGGCACCGCTGACTGTTGAGGGCTCGTTGCATTATGCGACGAACCAGAAGAACCTTGAGGATGAGACAATAGCGGTCAATCGGGTGATTTTCACATCGACCGCGGAAGTCGAAGACCTCAACGATGTGTCGCCAACCACGATCTATATCGCGACATTCGAGAAGATCAGGTTCGCCTTCAGTCAGCGGAAATCGTTCTATAAGCAGGCCGGGCTATGGCACTACGAAGGCGATGCGGTCTATCCAGAAATGGAACAGATGATCATCGACGATCCGGCACAGTTCGATGATCACAGCTTGATCGTTTCGAACAGCCTGCCGATCTGGCTCAGTATGTTCATGCCGCAGAAATGGCCGCAGCCGCCAACGCCGACATTCCCGCTATTCCCCTCGTTTCTCGTGCCCGACAATCAGCCGCCGCCCTATGGCGCGGTTCATATCGTGCCCGACCAGACGAGCGCGATGCAGTCCGCGCCGAACTACAGCCCGACGCAATCGCAGTATCAGCTCGCGGTCGATCAGGTTCGCGTCACGCTCTATGGCGTGCGCAACCAAGAGGCATTGGATTTTCAGCGTTTTCTCTATCAGTATATGGTAGATACCGACGCGATGGGCCTTCTGGACATGCAAGTGATGCGGGACCAAAAGCGGGTGCAAAGCGAACTCGGCATCCTGGCGATCAAGAAGACGTTCGAGTTGCGGGTGAGCTACCTGCAGACCCGCGTCAACGATATCGCGCAGAAGTTCATTTTGCATTGCGTGCCGACTTACACGGTGGCGGGGTAGTCATGGCTCAATATTACATTCAGGGCTTAGACGCGAACGGCGCGACGGTCTTCATTCCCGCGAACTATGGCGGGTTGAGCGGCAATTCTCAGATACTCACGCCGCAGAGCGCACCGCCGATTGCGACCGCGACGGCCGGCGCTTTGTTCCGAGTTGTGACGGCAGGAACGCCGGTCATCGCCATTGCCGCCAACACCATGACGCTCGGCGCAAAGATCGTCTGCCCGCCCGGAAATAATGGCCCGCTGATCATCGATTATATCAATCCGCCGGGTCAGACCGCGCCCGGCACGTTCGGCACTTCGGTTGCGATCCAGCCGGGCGAAACCTGGGATGCGCCGTTTCCGCTGACGAACGCCGTCGAGGTCAATGCCCTGGCAGATAATCAAGCCTTCACAGTCATAGTATTCTAGGCTATGTCTCGGAAAGACCTTTAGGAGTTGTGATATGCCGCAGCAGAACGCCAATATCGCCTTCATCGCAAAAAACCCCGCGGGCGTGTTCGTTCCGCTCAACACCGATGGCAGTGGCGGATTGATCAGCGCGACGGAAATCGCCGCCGATGCAACTCCGATTGCGGGGTCCAGTGGCAATGTTGCGAATGCCGCAGCCGTGGCAACGCTTGCGGCTTCGGCCACGAAAAAGACCTATATCACCGGCTTCACGCTGACCGCATCGGGCGCGACTTCGGCCTCGGTCGTGTCGGCTACTGTGGCAGGACTGGCGGGCGGGACATTGACCTACACCTTCGTTTTCCCGGCTGGTGCGACTGTTCAGGCAACCACGCTCAATGTGCAGTTCGCGCAGCCCGCCGTATCGACCGCGATCAATACCGCCATCGTCGTGACGCTCCCGGCTGGCGGCTCGGGCAACACAAATGCAGCAGCGTCGGCGACCGGCTTTCAGCTTTAATCGCGGCTGAAGCGCCGAAGGGGCTCAGATGGCAACCAACCCATTCCAGATCGTCAAGTTCGGCGTCAGTCAGGTTCGCGGGCCTGCGCCTTCGAAGCTGCAAAGCAAGGGCGCTATGGTGTCTCTCAAGGGCACTACGCTAGCGGCCGGCACCACGGCGCTTATCACTCAGCTTTCCGACCTCACCGCCATCCTGACCCCGCCCGCCGCGATCACGTCATTGGCGTGGTCGGGTAGTGTCGTGACCGCGACAACGACAGTGGCCCATGGCATCACCAACGCCGAGACGGCATATGTGACGATCGCGGGCGCGGTTCCGGCTGGCTATAACGGCACGTTCCTGGCGACTGCGACCGGCGCGTCAACCTTCACCTATGCGCTGGCGAGCAATCCCGGCGCGGAGACGACGCCCGGCACATGGGACCCCGGCGATGTGATCGGCCTGACCAACGCCTGCAACGTCTATTTCGCGCAGGGACCGGCGCAGGGTTATTACGTGCTGGAAACCGGTGCGTTCTCGGTGACAACGGAAGGGCTGACCGCGTTCGAAGCCTATGTCGCCGCGAACCCGAATGCCTTCTACAACTACCTGATGATTTCGCCCGGCTGGCGCGCTTCGGCAGCATTCGCGACCTATACCGGGACGTTCACGGCGCTGACCGCGATGCAGTATTTTACGCTCGAAGATGTATCGAGCGGATCGACCTACGCATCATTCGCCGGCAACAAGTCGGTCTTTTTCTGGAACAAGGCTCCGTCCACGCCTTCGACCGAGAACTCTGCGGCGGCCGATTGGGCGGCAACGCTCAGTCTCACGCCATCCAGTTCGACGCCAGTTCCACCGAATGCCTTCACCTTTCTGTTCGGTGTGACGCCATGGCCTGTGACCGGGCAGAACACGACATTAGCTACGCTCAAGGCAGCATTCGTCAATGTCGTTGCTCCCGCCTCGGTCGGAAATCTCACCGGGCAGATGGTCTATCTCGGGACCTTCATGGACGGGAAGCCGTTCAATTACTGGTATGCCGTCGATTACGCGCAGATCAACGGCAATATCGATCTGACCGCCGCCGTGATTAACGGCTCGAACAACAAGCTCGCGCCGCTCTACTACAATCAGATCGGTATCAACCGGCTTCAGGCTGTGCTTCTCAGCACCATGAAGCGGATGATCACCTACGGCATGGCGCTGGGCCAGTTGATCCAGACGGAGCTTCCGCAGGCCGAATTCGTCGCCAATTACGAGGCGGGACTGTACGCCGGCCAAGTGGTTGTGAATGCCGATCCGTTCGTTTCCTACACCAGCGAAAACCCGCTGGACTATGAGGCGCAGACCTATGGCGGATTGAACGCGGTCTTCACGCCGTTGCTCGGCTTCGCGCAAATCAATGTCGGCCTCGTGGTGTCCGACTTCCCCTCGGGGGCCTGATAAATGGCATCGCAACAGATCCCCCAGGGCAATCTTAACCGCCTCCTTTCATCGCTGACCTTCTCGGATCATCCCGAGTTGAACGCGACCGCGCAGTATCTCGGCAAGGGCGCGCTGATGCTGGCGCTCCAAGGCGCGACCACCGCACCGCTGGAGACGCTCACAGGCATCGTCAACTCGCCCGAGCCCTATCAATTGGCCCGCGTGACCGTGCATCTGCTCAAGACGCAGAGCCTCGCCAACGTCTACAAATCGCAGATCGAGAGCAATACGATCATCGGTGATGTGACGTGCCGCACCGATTCGGCGGTCTTCTCGCCGTACAATCTGACCAATTGCTCGCTCAGCGGAACGGATGCGCTGGCGCTGGATGGATCGACGCCGGAATATGTCGTCACCGTCAGCGGAATTTATCTGATCAACGCGAGCTTATATACCTGACCGTGATCCTCAATAAAAAGCTCAATCTCGTCATACCGATCGACCGCGACGACGGCTCAACGCTATACGTGCATTCTGTGCCGATTTCGCGCGAGACATTCGTGCATTATTGGCGCGTCATGACCGTGGCGTTTCAAGACCTCGAACGCCTCGGCAACGCATCCATGACCGCGCCGAAAACCGCGATGATCTGCCTTGAGGAACATGCCAAGGCAGGCAACGTGTGGGAAGGCGACGACGGCGTTGAACATGGGTTGCTAGGCGAAATCCGCCGCCTGACGAACGTGATCCTGCCCGGCCCGCGTGGCTGGGAAACCATGATGCTCACCGACGCACTCAGCGCCAACCTGATCACGCAGGACGATATCGATGAGGTCGAGGGTGCGATTGTTTTTTTTACCTTGAGCTCGGCGCTCGCGCCCAAGGCGATCCTAAAGCAGAAATTGGATCTGACGAATGGATGGTGGGCCTCGCAAGCTACACCATTGAACTCATCGGAGTTCGCGCGTGGATTGCCGACGTTGACCGCGACCGGCAGTACTGGCGTGACGGCGAAACCCTCATCCACGCCTGTTTAGACTGGGCGTCGAACGAGGGCTTTACGAAGACCCTCGGTCATCTTTTTGAAACCGTTCTACATGATCCGAAAGTGCGCTATATCTCGGCGCATGACTTTCGCCAGCGCCATATCCTGCGCGCCTTAGAAGGACTTGCCGGGTAATCATGGTCACGGTTCCAATTGTCAAAATCCCGATCGATGATGCTGACTGGCAGAAATTCCGCTCGTCCTATGACACCTATCTGGAATCGCTGAAGAAGCTGCCCGGCGAATGGGGCAAGCAGAACGCGCAGATCGCGCAGACCGGCGTGTCATTTGTCGAACTGGCGGCGGCGCTGTTCGCTCAGTCCGAACTCACGCACAAGGTCAAGGACGATCACGAGAAGATCGAGAAGTCGGCCAAAAAGTCGGCCGGTTTCTGGAAAGACATGAAGCGCGACACGAGGGATGTTCTGAGCAACATCACGGGCGCGACCGAACAGCTTTTGAAATGGACCGGCCTGACCACGATTGCCGCGGGCCTTCTCGGCGCGGGCGGGTTGTTCGGCGCGGACAAACTGGCGCTCACCACGTCAGGGTTCCGCCGGCAGGGCTTCGTCATCAACGCGACGATCGGTGAGCAGCGCGCGTTCAAGATCGACTATCAGAAATACATCGCCAGCCCCGAAGACTTCCTATCCGGCGTCAACGACGTAGGCAACGACCTCACGAAGCAGGGCAGCGTCTTCGGCCAGCAAGTCGGCTCGCTCACGCGCGCAGGTATGGACTCGGCGCAGATCGCGGCGAAGTTGCTCCCGGCGATGGTGGACCGGTTCATTGCCATGGGCGGATTGCAGGGACGCGGTGCGCAGATCATGCAGCCGCTCGGGCTCGATCAGTATGGGAGCCTTCAGGACTTTATGTCGCTCGCCCGGCAGCGTCAGGCACTCGGACAGTCGGGGCGGGATTTCCAAAGAGATTCGCAGTATCTCGGCGTATCGCAGGATACCGCCGACAAGATGCAGAATTTTGTTAACCAACTTGATCGCGCGGGCGGGAAGATCGAGACGGTGTTTGTCAATGACCTGGCTCCGCTCGAGCCGGGCCTCGAAAAGCTATCAAAGGCCGCGGTCGATTTGCTCGACAGCTTTCTCAAGAGCGATCAGTTGAAACATTGGCTCGGCGAAGTCTCGGACGGCATGGAATCCCTGGCCGGGTGGCTGGGCAAGATGGGGCTCAGTTCTCCCGGCAGTGGGGGACCGGCCTCGTCCCTGCCGACTGGCGGCCCGATCAGCAGCAACAACCACCCCGACTATTCGAAGGGCGACTGGTATGACCGCAACGTCAATGCACTGGCGTTCCCAGGCGGCGCGAAGGGTGATTATAATCCAAGCGATGCATTGCTCAACGGGATCAAGGCCGGTGAAGGATCGGGACCGAACGCGGTTTCGCCCAAAGGCGCGCGAGGCGTTTACCAATTCATGCCAGACACGGCCAAGCAATATGGCCTGACCGATCCGACCGACACCGTTGCATCCCGTGCGGCGGCGAAGGCATTGTTGCGCGATCTTCTCGCTGAATTCGGCGGCGACCAAGCCAAGGCGGTCGCCGCCTATAATTGGGGGCCACGCAATCTGCAGAACGATATCGATAAGTACGGCGCTGACTGGCGCAGTCACTTGCCGAACGAGACGAAGAACTATCTCGGCAAGGTTGAACTCACCGTCCAGAACCAGACCGGCGGCTCGGCCGTGATCGGTGCAAATCAGGTGGCGCAATGACAAGCGCCGGCCGCACCGTCTTTCAACTTGGCTTCGAGATATCGCCAATCATCCTGACGGGTGGTATTGCGGCGCAGATGCTTGGCGGGATGCTGCCGATCGTCTCGATCATGCAGTCGGCCGACTTTCTCGCGGGCATTCTGACGGGCAGCACGAGCGCGCTCAATCTGGACAACTATTTCGCTCACTTCCGTCCAATTCCCGGCTCGACACTGATCGATAATCAGTACGGGCTTTATCCGTTCGCAAATCAGAACGTCGCGGCGAACGCGGTCATTACGCAGCCGCTCCGCATCTCACTCCGCATGGACTGCCCGGCAACGACGATCAGCGGCTATCCCGGCAAGTTGGCTGTGCTGACGGCGCTGCAAAAGGTGCTGTCTCAGCATACGCAGCTCGGCGGGACATACACCGTTGTCACCCTGGCGCAGATTTATACGAACCAGCTTCTGCTCAAGCTAGGCGAGATTTCAGGCGGCAACACCAAACAGGACATGGTTTCCTATCAATGGGATTTTTTCGGCCCGTTGATCACGCTTGCACAGGCCGCGAACGCACAGAACAGCCTCATGAGCGCGATCAGCAACGGCACGCCTACGGATGGAAGCACAAGCGGTCCCGGCGCAGCGGTGGGCGCTCAGAACACGCTGGCGACGCCTTCTGTTGTGCCGGCCGCGTCTAGTCTGCCTGGCGCGGGCACAACGAACTCAGCGTTTGGCCCGAGCGTACCGGATCAGCCATTTTGACAACGTACATTCCATTCGTCCCGTCTATTCAAGCGCCCTTCCAATTTCAGGCGACGCTCGACGGCAATATTTACACGATCCAATGCACATGGAACCTGTTCGGACAGAGGTTCTACATCAACATTTATGACGCATCGAACACGCTCATCGTATGCCGGCCGCAAGTCGGATCACCCGCGACCTATAACATCAACCTACTCGCGGGCTATTTCCTGGCGAGTGTTCTCGTCTATCGCGCGTCAACCGGAAATTTCGAGGTCGATCCGCCGACACCCGCACCGCTTAATTTCCCGATCCCGTTCGAACTCACGTCCGCCAATGAATATTTCCTCAACGATGGCGGCGTGTTGGTTGTTGGCTATGTGACGCAATATCCGATCAGTCCCATAGGTCTACATGCCGGCGCGGTATGGAATAACGGCCAGACAATCTGCATGGCGGGAACGACGACGCCCGACCCCGCAGCGCCGCCGGTATTCTTCAATGTAATCACGCCGCCGCAATTACTCGCCCTCGGCGCTGGCAATTTACCAACTTCTGTCGTAACACCCGGCAATCTACAGCTTTGGAATAACGGAGGGCTCATATGCATCGCCTGATCACGATTTTCGCGCTCGTTCTCACGTTGCTCTCAGGCAGCGCATCCGCACAGTCACCTGTTTTTCAGAACGCGACGATAACCAATCAATTGACCGTTGGCGCAAACAACACAACGACCGTCAGGACGGTCTTGACCAACAATGCCAATTATTTTGTGAACGCTAATCCGAGCGGCACGGCGACATGCGGCAATATTGGACAGTTCACATGTCAGGCAGGAAGCGACAGCAATAATGGATTTACCGCCGCTACCCCGTTTCAGACGCTGCAACATGCGCTTGCGGTGGCTGCAACGAATATCGATCTGAACGGCTTCTCAGTCACCATCAATCTCGCGCATGGCACATCGCAAAATTACCAAGCGAATTGCTCGGGCTTCTCATTTGTGGGCAATCATTTTGTCGGCATTACCGGCGACAGCAATGCGCCCGCCGCCGTAACGATCGTCGATGGAGTGTCCGCAGGATACGGCATAATCGCAGCGTCCGGCTGCGCATTGAAGATCAGCGATGTAGCTTTTGCCGATTCGATAAGCACGGATGCGGCCGGCCATATGTTCGCCAATGGCGGCGAGATTTCGTATGCCACGATCACTTTAGGCGGCATGGCGTCTGGAACGCAGATGATTGCTAGCTTCGGCGGTCGAATCCGAGCGGTGGGAAATATAGCCGTGACCGGCGGCGCGCATACCATGCTTTCTTCTTCCGGCCCGTCCTCGATCGATATAACCGCAGGCATTATCAATATAACAACGCCAATTACTTACTCGGTGGCGACGGCTGTCATGATCGATGGCGGCGAGATCATTGCACCTTCAGGCACGTTCACGGGATCGTCCGCAACGGGGACTAAGTGCCTTGCCAATGGCATTTCTGCAAATCAGGGGTACGACTGCAACACCCTCTTCCCTGGAAATGCTGTAGCCGCGCAGAATATCGTCTATGGCATGTTGCAATATTCAGCGGGTGCTGGCGGCGGCAATCCGAACCCTTTTTCCAATCTCGCCGCCTGCTCCGCCGCGATGGCCGGAACTACGGCTTATATTACCGATGCGACGGTCAATACCTGGGGGGCGACAATTTCAACCGGAGGCGGCTCCAACAAGGTAATGGGATTTTGCAACAGCACGAATTGGACCGTGTTCGCCAAATAGGATCAGCCTTTGCGCTATTACCGCATCATTATCTCAACGACGGACGGTCGCACCATTCGGGATTACAACTCTTTCCCGAATGGCGTGACCGATCCGAACGCGCTCGACATGCTGATCGATGCGCCTGTTTCCGCGGCGCATGATCCTCTGGGAGACACCGGCGCGTTAGTACGCCTATGGGGCATTCCGCTGACTGATATAGCGCAGTCGGCCAACTTCAACCGGATGAACGTCCAAGTTTTCGGCGGTATGCAAAAGGGGCTCCCGCTCGCCAATCCGTCACAGTCTGGCTTGCTGGTGCAGGGAACGATATTCCAGGCGTTCGGCAACTGGATCGGCACCAATATGACGCTCGATCTGCAAATCTTGCCGGGCATGGGCAGCGCGCAGGAGCCGGCGAACATCGTCCTCAATTGGCCGAAGGGTCAGTCGATGGGAGATGCGCTTAAGCAAAGCATTGGCGCGGCATTTCCAGACTTCGCGATCGACGTCAATCTGACATCCGCGCTCATGTTCGCAGAAAGCCAGTGGGGTGTGTATCAAACGCTTCCGCAGATTGCGCAGTGGGCCAACCAGGCGAGCAAGGCCATCGTCGGGGGCACCTATTCCGGCGTGCAGATGTTCGTCAAGGGCAAGACGATTTCCGTCTATGACAGCACGACGCCGCCGAAACCGACGCCGCTCGACTTCAATGACTTGATCGGACAGGTGACGTGGATCGCGTTCGGCACAATCTCGGTGACATGTGTGATGCGCGCTCAACCAAACGTGGGCGATTACATCACGTTGCCGAAGGGTCAGGTGACGATCAATCAAGCGTCGTTGTCGCAGTTCCGCCAGGGCAGCGTTTTCCAGGGCAATTTCATGATCGTTTCGACGCATCATGTCGGGCACTTTCGCCAGCCGCTATCCGAGGATTGGGTGACGGTCTTCACGGCGGTACAGGTCCCACCATCGACCAGCGGCACGGGGAGTTAGCGATTTGGCTGGAAACGCGATCAAGACCCCGTTCACGGAAAGCATCAATCGGTTCGGCGCGAAGAAGGCGAATGACGCGCTGCAACTCGAAGGCAAAGAATTGCCCGCATCGGTGGTTTCGTTCGCCGACAACATGGTCACGGCCAGCTTTCAGGTAACGGGCTATGGCGCGCTGCCTGCCGTGACCGTAGGCGTGGCTATGTCGCGATACGTGCGCCTTCCTATCCAAGCGGGTGACAAGGGCATTCTCCGCGCGGCTGATGCTGTCCTTGGGGGCATTACCGGGCTTGGGACTGGGATCGCGGGGCCGGCGAAACCTGGCAACCTCGGTGCACTGATCTTCGAGCCGGTGAGCAATACTGCATGGCCCGATCCGATCGATCCGAACGCAGTGGAGATTGGCGGACCGAATGGCGTCGTGATGAAGCTGGAAAACTCCCCGACAAGCACTTGCTCGATCATTGCCAATTCGAGCGGCATCACGTTGCGGTTCGGCGCGCATAGCATCGTGATCAATTCGAGCGGCGTGACGATTGACGGTAAGGCGTTTTTGCCGCACTCCCATTCCGGCGTCACGACAGGCGCGGGTACTACAGGGCCGGTGGTTTAAGATGCTGCGAGTATATGGCCGCGTGCTGGACGCTCAGGGAAATGTAGTCCCTGACGAGAACGGGTATAACTGGCGCGTGGTCACGACCGCGCCCAACGGCGACAACTCTGAGGTCTATCTGACCGCGCTTTGCCAGAATATAAAGCTCAACCTCAACGAAGCGCCGTTCAATGCAAACTGCGGCATTCCCGCCGTACCGTCCGTCATTTCTCAGGTGTTCCCCGACTTCTACATGGTGCAAATCCAGGCGCAGTTCAGCCAGTATTTCGCCAGCCTTCTGATAAGCAAATTGCCGGGCAGGACGCCGATATATAATGTGACATGCACGACATTCGCAGGCGCAGTTCTGACAGCACAGGTAGCGCAGTAAAATGGCACTTCCAACCGTAATCACCGCCGCAGGGCTTCAGCCGACTTCGCCGGAAACCCTGTATAATCAGGTGATTGCGCTCGTGCAGGCCAAGCAACCCGGATATACTTCGAATATTCCGGGGATCATGATTTCAGATATCGGGCAGACCGACGCTTATTCGCTCGCTCAATGCGACCAGGCGCGCGTCGAACTGATCAATTCAATTTCGCCATACACGTCCAACCCGTTTATCCTTAACCAGCAGGGAACACTTGTCGGCATTCCGCCAAATGTTCCGACCAATACCAGCGTCTATTGCATCTTTACCGGAACTGTCGGCTATCCCGTCGAGCGTGGATTTCTGGTGACGGACGGCACGTATCAATACTCGGTCTATGCCGCGACCGTGATCCCCTCGAGCGGTGCAACCAATCCCATTCTGTGCATCGCCACGGTGAGCGGATCGTGGGCTGTTCCGCAGGATTCCGTCAATGAGTTGGCGACATCGATCCCGGTTTCCATCTCGCTCTCGGTCAATAATCCAACGGCCGGCACGCCGAGCCAGGGTGTCGAAAGCGAAGAACAATTCCGGTCGCGCGTGATCCAGGGTTATGAGGCCACTTCGGTCGGCGTACCGAATTTCCTCTACACGCTTCTGACGGAAATCCCCGGAGTCAATCCGACATGGACGACAGTCGCGACGATAGATGGTGGCGGATGGGAGATCATTGTCGGCGGCAACGGCAACCCATATGCCATCGCCTTCGCCATTTTTCAGGGCATCGCAGATATCAGCAGCATTGTCGGTTCGACCATGACGATATCGGGCATCACGGTCGCCAATCCCGGCATTGTTACGACAGTCCTCAATCACGGCTACGTCGCGGGCAATGTGGTCGCTATCGCGGGATCGGCAAACGCGAATTATAACGGCACTTACACCGTAACCGCGCCCGTCACGAACAAGACGTTCTCGCTGGGCGTCAATACGACCGGATTCGGGGCTTACACCGGCGGCGGCGTCCTTACGCCGAACGCGCGCAATCAAGTCGTCTCAATCAATCAGCCGCCGAACGTCTATCAGATCCCGTTCATAGTCCCGCCGGCGCAGACGGTGCTTATTGCGATGCTTTGGAACACTACCGCGACGAACATTATTTCGAATGATGCGGTCGCATTGCTCGGTGCGCCAGCTATCGCCAATTATGTCAGCGCAATCAAAGTCGGCCAACCTATAAATACGCTCGAACTCAGGACTGTCTTTCAACTCGCGGTGTCGAGCATCATTCCGATTGATCTGCTTACTCGGATGGCCGTGACGGTAACGATCAACGGAGTTGTCGTCGCGCCGATTTCAGGGACCGGCATTTGCGCGGGCGACCCTGAATCGTATTTCGTATGCGGCGTCCAGAATGTCACGGTCGCGCAGGGGTAGATCATGGCAGTCGGCATTCCATTCGCAACGACCTGGCCGGGATATCTGGCGAAGGTAATTCCAAGCTACCTATTTCAAGAATTCGCCGATGACGAAGACATGCAGGCTTTCATCGCGGCATATAATCAGCTCGCTCAGCAATATGTCGGATGGTTCAGTACGATCAGCCTGCCGATTTATACGGGACATATGATCGCGGGAAACTTGCTCGATTGGGTGGCTGTGGGCATCTACGGAGTTCCGCGGCCGACGCTCGCCAGCGGTACAATCATGAAGATTGGCCCGTACAACACCTATGCCTATAACACGCTGGGTTTCAACATGAGCCGCACCATGTCGAACACCATGGCATTCGTTGCGACCGATAACACTTACAAGCGCGTCCTGACTTGGCAGCACTACAAAGGCGACGGGTTTTTCTTCAATATCACCTGGCTAAAGCGCCGGATCATGCGCTTCATCGCGGGCGATAGCGGGACCGATCCGATCGACATGACGAATGATCTATCCGACATCAGCGTCATTCCAAGCGGCGGCGCTTTTGCCATCCAGATCAACAATAGCGGAACCTATACCGGAGCCTCGGCTTTTGTTGCCTGCATCACAAGCGGCGTCCTCAACGTTCCTTTTCAATTTACCTTCACGGCGGTGTTGGCATGACCACAAGCACATTTCTTTTTGCCGATAATGCCTCAACCGTGTTGGCCGCGCCGATCAGCAGCACCGCGACCTCGCTCACCGTCGCATCTGGCACGGGGTCACTCTTTCCGAACCCCGGCACAAACCAACTTTTTGCGCTCAGCCTCAATGATCGCCTGACGCAAGCCGTCTATGAAATCGTGTATTGCACGCGACGCGTTGGCGATGTCATGACCGTGATACGCGGCCAAGAGGGAACGGCAAAAACGACATGGCTCGCGAACGATTATATCGCGAATTGGATCACTGCCGGCCAGCAAGCGAATTTTCTTCAGCGCACACAGCTTCAGACTAATCTCAATCTTTATGTGAACGGCTCGACAGGCAGCAACAGCAACAATGGCCTGACCAGCGGAACGGCCTTTGCGACATTCAATTATTGCTGGACCTATCTACTCGACAATTACGATCTGAACGGTTTTACCGTGACGATTAACCAAGCCGGCACTAACCACGATACGCTATCGGCCAATGGCAACGCCATCGGCGCGATCAACACGGCCAGCGTCACGATCAATGTCGGCGGCACATGGTCCGTCACGAACGGAAGCTGCATCCTTGCCAATAATTCGAACTTCCTGGTTACTGGCTCGGGCACGCTGTCGGCTTCCGGTTCGGGAATCGGCCAGGGATTTGGCATCGCCGCCTTCTCGGGAGCGCAGATCAATTTCCAGGGGATCACGTTCGGCAATTGCACCATCGCCGGGGTCTACGCGACGCAGAACGGACAGATCGCCAATTCCGGCAGCTACACCATCGCAGGCGGTGGCGTAACGCACATCAATTCCAACTTCGGCGCGAATATTCAGATATCCCTCGGCACTGTGACATTGACGGGAACGCCGGGATTTATCACCGCGTTCGCTGCCGCGTCCGACTGCGCGACGATCAACAGCAGCGGCGTCACTTGGTCAGGCAGCGCGGCCGGCCCTCGATATCTATCGCAGCGCGTTTCCTCGATCTATACCGCAGGCGCGGGCGCGAACTACTTCCCTGGCAACTCGGCGGGTTCGACACCGACAGGCGGTCAATACAACTAGCCGTGGGACGTTTGAGCGGTCCAACACACTAACGATGGAAATCTGGCGCACGATGATGTAACCATTGGTTTGCCTGCCGGGGAGCTCGATGGAGAAGCGTCCAATGAACCGTTCGATCAACGCGCTGTTTGCTGCGGCGCTTCTCTTCCCGCTCCCTGCAATAGCGCAGACCGGCCCGACCTTCATGAGCCCGACCGCGATATCGGCGGCGGGTTCGTATCCGACCAACGGCATATCGGTCGGGCCGCCGAACAACACCGCAGTCCTCGAACTGCAAGCGACCGGCTCGGGCACGGGGCTTTCCTTCAAGATGCAGGGCATCCCGATCGGCAGCACGACGCCGGTCGATTTGAAGATGTACACCGCGCCAGCCTGCGCCGCGACTGTTGCAAGCGGTACCGCAAACGGCGATTGGTTCATTCCGGTCGCGGGATTCAGCAAGGTCTTTTTTGTTCTGACCTCGGGCACCGCCGAAACTTACGGCATCACGAACAGCACGCAACCGAACTGCGCGACCGCCGCAAGCAGTGGGTCCCTCGGAACGGTAACAATCGCGGCGACCTCTGCGACGCCTACCGCCGGCACAAGCTCCACCCTGACGACGGGCGGGACGGCAGTTACAATCGTCACCGGCCCGGTCAGCGGCTGTTACGTGACGAACCCTCTCACGCTGACAGACCAGAACATCGCGGCGGCCGAGGTCGCCTATGTGAATTTCATCACGACAGCCACGGCAGCAGGTAACGGCACGAATACAGCCCTATCGCCCGGCCAAACCGCACGATGCGTTCCCGGCCAGACAACGAACGTCTCAGCCATCGCCGCGACAAGCGGACACCGTCTTACTGTTGTGAAGTGGTAATCACATCATGAAGCATCTTATCGCCTTCATTATCGCGCTGTTCTTTTCGAGCGCAGCGCTCGCGCAAGGTCCGGAGAATCCCTTCCCTTTCAATGCTCCGACGACTGGATACGCACAGAACGGCCAAACCGTAGTCAACATTTGCTGCGGAAATTTGGCCCTTCCCCCATTCGGCACATGCCTAAACAATTGCGACACGCTGATCGGCGCGGGTGCAGGAGCGCTTCTGCCATCAGGCGACTATTTGACCACGGCCATAGGGTTCAAGGCTCTTGGTTCGGACACTCTTCAGCGCCCGGAAAATATGGCTATCGGATGGAACGCGGCGGGGAACGGCGACGGGGCCAGCTTCACATTCCTGACGGCGGTCGGAATCAATGCGCTTGGCGGGTGCCTAACGAACTGCAACAATGATGTTATCATCGGCGGTGATGCAGCGGCGACTGTAACATCACTGAATCAGACCGTGCTTATCGGCGTCGCGGCTGGCCGCAACAGCAACATGACGACTAGTGTCGGCATTGGCTATAGTGCGCTGACCGGCTCAGCGTCGTCTTCCACCCTTGGCAATAATGTCGCCATCGGCAATGCTGCCATGCAGGCCACGGGCGCAACAACCGCGACGGACGATACAGCAGTCGGCGCGAGCGCGATGACTGTGGTTACATCCGGTGTAAAGGATGTCGCTATCGGCAGCGGATCGCTCGGCTCCGGCACGACCGCCAGCCAGGATACTTGCCTTGGATACAAATCCTGCGGCTTAACCACCACCGGTCACGATGTCGTCGCGGTTGGCACATTCGCACTTTCGACCGGTATCTATACCGGTCAGGAAGATACAATCCTCGGCAGTCAGGCGGGGACAAACCTCATCAGTTCGGTTGATAATCTTATAGCCGGGTTCTCGGCTGGTCAGGCGCTCACTACCGGATCAAACAATGTCATGCTCGGTGCTAAATCAGGGCAGCTTGTGACTGGATCGAATAATATCTGCGTCGGTACAAATTCGTGCAACACGCTCACCAGCGGAACTGGGAACCTCGTGATTGGCGGCGGCACGACCGTTACCGCCACGACCAGCAGCGAGGTTAATATTCGCGGCTCCATCGTCGGATACGATGTGCCTCCTGTTATTGGGTCCGGCTTCGGAACAAGCCCCGCCATCGCGGGCATTGGCACGTTCGAATTTGATATCACCATCGGAAGTGGCGGCACCGCTTCTACCGGAACGATCACGATGTTGGCGGCTCCGAACGCATGGTCATGCTTCGCGAACGATGAAACCACGACAAGCGCGACGGTTTTCATGACCAAGCAAACGGCGAGTTCAACCACGTCCGTCACATTGACCAACTTTGCCGCCGCGGGTACCGCAGCTGCATGGACTGCCGGTGATATCGTTAAGGTCACATGTCACGCTCGCTGATGCGCCGCCCACAAAATAGTCACAGCCAGAGCAAGACCCATTCTGCGATCTAAGGGTTAAGGTGAGTATCAATGTCAGATCAAGCCTATGCCCGCCGAGCGTCCGACCAACAAAATGGACTGGACTCCCGCGCGCTGGAGATAGCCGTGGAAGCCAAAGCGATCATTCTTAACCATGAGAAAACCTGCGATGCGGATCGCATCAATCGCAATCGGCAGATGAACGATCTTCAATGTTCATTCGCGGAAATGAATGAGCGGCTGAGCGCGGCAAAGGCCGAAGTCGCGCGATTGATCAATCGTGGCATGGCGTGGATGATCGGCATCTTGGTTATCACCATCGGCTATTTCCTGGCGACATTCGGACTGCCGGGCGTTCATCACTGAAAGCTTGCTGTTATCGCTTTGTCAGCGTATGGCGGATTGTTTCAACAATCTAAAGGTCCCTCGATCATGATCGATCCGCCGACAGCAACTCTCCCGACCTCGCTATCCGATAACCTCAGTTCAATCGCCCGCATCGCCATGGGTGGCGGCTCGCTTTGGCTGGTCAATCACGGCCTCGTTTCCAGCTCCGACGCCGCCGAACTCGTCAATATCGGCGCGGGCACGGTTGTTGCCGTCGCCGCAATCGGCTGGGCCTATCTCAAAAATCGCTACTTCGGCAAGTGGCTGAACACTTCCGCGGCAACCGGCGATCCGTCCATCGATCCGAACTCGGATCACGGCAAAGCCGCAGTCGCCGCCGCCGTGGCAAATCCCAACTCACCAATCACCGCAAAGGCTGCATCATGAAAAAGCTCGCTGCATTGATCATCGTTCCGGCTTTCGCATTGTCCGGTTGCGCTACCCAGGTCGCAGCGGTCGAAAAAGCGCTGACACCCTATGAACAGGCCATCCAGAACGCCTGTGCCGCAGTCCTCCCAATCGCGCAGGGATTGGCCGGCGATATGGTTGCAACCCTCGTGCCGGCCGTCGCAACCGTTCGCGCGGGCGTGATCGGTGGTTGCGGCACCATCGACGGGATTATCTCGATGGCGAACAGTCTGTCCACCGTGCAATGGCTGACAACGGCAAAAACGGTGCTGGAAACCAAGGGCGCGGTTTTGCCGGCTCCGGTTGCTCCGGTGCCGGTAAAGTGAGGATTGCGCCCCTTGCGCTGGCGGCGGTTCTGGCGAGCGTTGCCGCCAGTGCCGCCGATCTTCCCGACCCGAAGCTGACGCCGGGCGTTGCTCGAACCGGCGTCACGGCTTTCGACCTTTGCCCGGTCGCTCATACGCCAGCACTCCGCAACGTGCCGGAATCCGAAAAGATGGCGGTCTATAAGTCCTATGGGATTTTGCCGCACCAGGGGTATTGCGTCGGGAAAGAGGGGTGCGAAGTCGATCATCTGATCAGCCTCGAACTCGGCGGCGCGAACGATCAGCGCAACCTTTGGCCGCAAAGCTATGATGCGGTGCCGTGGAATGCGCACGTCAAGGATAAGCTCGAAAACAAACTCCACGCTCTTGTCTGTGCGAACACGATCACGCTCGAAGACGCGCAAAACGCCATCCGCCTCGACTGGATCGCCGCCTACAAGAAATACATTGGCACATCGCCATAATGTGATATGTCGGGATCAGCGACTGTCATCTGACGGTTCCTTCCCCTGCACTTGGTCCGGCCGCTTCAATGCGCCGGGCCTTTTCTTTGCCGATATCGCAGGGAATGCGCTCAATGATGCGTGGGTGCGACAAAGGGGATTGTCCGGTACGCAGGGCCATCCAGAATGAAAACGCGCTGTAGCGCGATTATATGGCGTAGGGTTAAGCCGTAAACGCTGGCCGGTGGCTGCGGCGGGTTTGGTGTCTGCCGGGTATCTGTGGCCGTCGAAAGAGCGCGGGGCTATGCTGGCGTGCGGCGCTTCCATTCGGCGGCATGGGGTTGGCAAAGGTCTTTATCCCGGCATATTATACTTGACGTACCCAACGGACGGGATTATGTTTAGCTCATAGGGAGTTAGCCATGTCCAAGTCAGTTCTCAGCGCAAAGCACTTTCACGACGAAGCCGCCGCCTACAAGTTCGTAGAGGCGCGGGTTTGGCCGAATGGTCCGATCTGCCCCCATTGTGGCGGCACGGAGCGGATTGGCGAACTGAAGGGCGACAGCACCCGCCACGGCGTCCGCAAGTGCTACCAGTGCCGCAAGCCTTTCACCGTGAAGGTCGGGACCATCTTCGAAAGCTCCCACATCGAACTGAAGGTGTGGCTTCAGGCCATGTACCTGATGTCATCCAGCAAGAAGGGCATCAGCACGCAGCAGCTTCACCGCACCATCGGCGTTACTCTCAAGACCGCTTGGTTCATGTCTCACCGTATCCGCGAAGCGATGTCGGACGGTGGCGCTGCGCTTCCCCCGATGGGCGGCGAAGGCAAGGTGGTTGAGGTTGACGAGACCTATTACGGCTTCAAACTGGGTGCGCCGGTTCGTCGGGGGCTTGCTCACAAGCACGCTATCCTGTCGCTGGTAGAGCGCAATGGCCTTGTCCGCTCATTCCACGTCCGCAACGTCAACAGCGCCACTGTCGGCCCGATCTTGGCCCGTCACATCGCTGGCGATAGCCACCTGATGACCGATGAGGCTTCGTTCTATAGCGGCGCGATGTACGCTTTCGACAAGCATTCCACCGTCACTCACAGCAAGGGCGAATATGCCCGTGGCGAAGTGACCACGAACACGGTGGAAGGCTATTTCAGCATCCTGAAGCGCGGGCTGGCGGGCGTCTACCAGCACGTATCCGAACAGCACCTGAAGCGTTACCTGTACGAGTTCGACTTCCGCCATTCGAACCGGATCGCGCTTGGCGTGAACGACATTGACCGCACCGATCGCATGGTTGCCGGTGTCGTCGGCAAGCGCCTAACCTATCAAACAACTCGTCACCGGGTCGGCTAATCGAGCCAAGGAAAGGAAAGCATCATGCCCGCCAAAGGGAAAGCGAAAGCGCCGCCGGAAGCAGTGGCCAAAACGCAAAAACAACGCTTTATCGACACCGCCAGAGAGTTAGAGGCGGATGAAACCGGCGAAGCGTTCGAGCATACATTTGCCAAGATCGTGCCGGCGAAAACTGTTCACAAATCGGCTTAGCCGTTTGACTCGCCCTATGGCGATTATCTGATTAAGATTGCCCTGGGACGGTCATTGCCGTTCCGGGGCGTGGAAACCCCTTCAGCTAGGCGGCTTAAGTGCTGCCGATACAAGCACTCCTCTACCTTTATGGTCGAGGAGGCATTGGCGTATGTTCAGGGCGAAAGCCTAAAGGCCCGTGCGAACCTTGCCTAGCTGAGGTTTTTCCAACTCCCCGATCATCAAGAGGGAGGATGGGACCTATGATCGCTGGCATATTCGCCTGCATATTCGCGGTGCTGGGAATCTTAACATTCGGCGTGATCTTTGTGCCGATCGCAGCTCTGATTACCCTTATCGGATTGCTATCATCGGCGGGATCGGGGGATTTCCCCGGTCTATTGGTTAATGCGCTGGCGGCCGTCCTAACCGTCATAGGATTCGCTACTTCGCCAACGCTTCTGGCGATAACCGGCATGGCCGTTGCAGCAAGTCAGGCGCGAGATCACTCGCCTACGCCAGCGCCATTAGACCCGCCGCCTGCGTTTGCAATACGTCACGGAGACGAAATACCCCCCGGAGTAGTCATCGGCAAAGATGGCCTTCCGGAAGGATATGAAATGCGCTCAGGTGCGAGCCATGGATGCTCTATGCCGAACTGCATGTATTTCGTGCGGACATCGAAGGAATAGCTACGCAGAAACGCCAGACCTATTCCCATTATTGAACATCTCTATGTCGTGGTGAAGGATATCCCTGATCACACTTTCAGATAATGGAGAAAACAATAGCGTCGGGTCTTTATAGTTCGTCCATTTTCCAGGAAATAGGTCTTTCATTCTGGATTTATCTTTTAGATATTGCTTCCGACCCCACCAAGCAATCAGGTCCGCCGCTTGGAGCGGAGCGAGATCATCATCTTTCTTAAAACCCGGAATGCCTCGCACCCGTTCACGAATATCGCCTGGCATACTCTGATAATAGCGATCCCATGATTCTATAATTCTTACTTTGTCGTTTTGATCATCAAATATGAATTCAATGGGCTCTTGTGAACCAAGAATATTTGCCCCTCTGATCGCCTCGGTTATAATTATGCGCCAAGCTAGATAATAGGGGTTTTTCCATTTCTTAGGTAGCCCGATCTCATCAGCCACTTTAACGAGTGGCCGAATTGGTATGGCACAACCTATTCCAGCTAATCCCGCACGGGCAATTGCTTGGTACTGTATTTCAGCACGGTCTAAATTCCGTGAGAATGATTTCATCTTGAAAGGTGGATTTATGGACGGAGACACGGCAAGCAACTCAGACCAATCTTCTGAGAACTTCGCCCAGGTCTCCACGGAAGCCATATAGCCAGCAAATATCAATGCCTCACCAGCCTCGGTACTGCCGTCAAAGAATGCCTTAAGGACCATAATGAGCCGCCGCTCTCTTTTCCCCGGCGGAAGCCCACATACGAGCGCCCAGACCTGATTAGCCGAGTCGAATGCGCTAATCATATTGCGGCCTCAGTGGGTACGCAAAGTATAACATGCCGTTAGCAAGATCGTCACCCGCGCATTCTTGAAGTGACCGACTTTCCAATGCGTCTGCCCCATCCCGCAACAGCATCGCCATCTCCCCGGCCTGTTTGTTGGCGAGGGTGAGTTGGTCTAGGAGCCAGCGCATTTCATCGACGTTTGTGACGAACACGCTGGGCTGGCCTGACCCCTCGGGAGCCTTGGTCAGCCAGTGAATCTTTGACGCCTCAATGCGCCGTTCGATCTCAGCTAGCCTCGCTGCGCGTGTGTCGGTCATGATCCCCTCCCGGCAACATAGAGCGCCCGTGGCTTTCCTTCGCCTTGCCGCACCCTGAGATATTTGTCGGTCTCGCAAAGGATGTTTGGCACGTCGCTGAAATCCATGGCGACGCCGGTTTCCTGCTGGACGATTTTGTATATCGCCCGCATTTCGCTAAGCGCTTGGCCCTGCGCTAATCCGCCAGCAACGGGGCGACCATAGAGCCGGTTCAATCCACGAACCGTGCCCGGTCCGGCTGCTGCCCATGTCTGTGCATCGGATGCGTTCTCCAGCAAGGCTGTGAAGCGCATATCGACAATGGCTTGATATGCCATGAACTGGCCCCAGCCATTCGATTGCGTGATCCGCTCGTGCGTCCGCTGAAGCGTTGCGCCCTCAAACCTTCCCAGGAAATCTCGTCGTTTCCACAGACCGCCGATCACGTCTTCGGCAATATAGGCCTGCTTATCCGCGCCCTTGGTTGATGGCGCGGAAATCATGTAGGCCCCAGTGTAAATCTTCGCGCCACGCTCTTTCCGCCAGTTAAGCAAGGCGGTAATCCATGACGGATCAAATTGCGGTTCGGAGGGCCAACACTTTCCGGCGATCATTTCGGCGAGCGTATCAGGCCAATTGATCTGGCGTGCAATACACAGCATCAGCCAAAGCATAGGGTGATCGGCAAAGGGCTCGCGGATGTGTTCGCGAATCCAGATCGTGCCGATATCGTCTTCGCGCCTGACATTGCAGAATCGGAACTCCGTCAAAATAGGGTCGTCTGACCAAGGGTGGGGCGCGCCGGAGGATTTTAGTACGCGCAGGGCCTCGCGCTTTGTGACCCACTCGAAAAGGACGCTATAGTCTGGTGCGCTCATCCCTTTTCTCCCTCTCTCGATGCGGGTGCGTATCTCGGCTTGAAGCGGTAGCGGTCCAGCGTCTTGATATCCGCGTCATCGAGCGTGTAGCTCGCACCACTTTGCAGGAGGTAGGTCACGCGACCGCCCTTCGTGACGCCGCCTGAAATGACCAAGTCATTGCTGAACGTTTGATCGCGCATGAATTTGACGGCCTTGTCGCTCATGGCTTGTCCATCGATGCGGTGGATTGAAGGGCGGCGCGGGCTTTAAGCGACATCGAGTGAACGCCGCGCGCGTATCCATGATAACCCCAATCCTGGTAGTCGTCTGATTTCATCCCCGATTCCACGAGCTCGCCATTGTGGCGCACCAGATAGGGGGCTGGATCATTCCAGTGGTCATAGAACTCGAAAGCATCGGGCATGGGGCTTTCGTCAGCGATTTCCTTCAGCGCCGCCTCCAACTCAGCAACCCGCGCTGTCTGCCTATCCCGCTCGTCCTGTAACGCTTGGGCTATGGCGGATTCGAGTTCTCGCAAGCCATCGTTCGCCGCGTCGATCAGGCTGCAACCGCGAACCGACTCCATGCGAGCGCGAGCCTTGCCGAGTAGCGACGATATCGCCTCCACCTTCGCCAGTATGTCGGGATCGGTCATGATGGCTCGTCCTTAAAACCGGGATGAATGAGGCTCACATGGATGAAATGCAGGGGCGGCTTTTTCTTCCACCTATCTAGGTCAATAATCGCGACAGCCCTCCGTTCTTCGGGAGTCTGTCTGATGCAGCTATAAACGTGGTTTGATGCCGCCGCCCTCAAAAAGCCAGCTACGCTTCCATGCTCGGGATGCGGCCTCCAAGACCGCCCACAGATCGGACAGGCCGATCCGCGACCGCCATCGAAAACATGCATGGGCGTCCTAATGTAGATGTAAGGCAGCTTGGCGAGCCTAACCTTCATTTCTCGAACGACGCGACGCGCCTCTTTTACTGACATGCTCATTCCGCATCACCACGGATATGGGCCTCGACGGCGCGGGCGGTGGTATCGCTGAGCAACGATTTAATCGCTAAAACTAGCCGCTCGATGACTTGCTCGGCACAGTTCTCATCGGCATCCCCGTAGTCGCCCTCGACGTGGTTAATCGCCGTGTAAATCAGGTCTTGCAGGTCAGGCTGCCAGTCCACATTTCCTGTGCGCTCGGGTAGTGTGTTGTAAGACCAATTGGCGAAGTCTATTCGCTTGCGATCCCCGGGGAAGATGCACTCGCTGTGGACGGTCCAGCCGAAAGCGTGACCGTGCCCCGGCGTAAACCTGCCGTGGCCGATAACGTCCCATTCATGATCCTTGTCCGCGAGCATCCAGCCGCCGACGCATTTCATTCCGTCGCCCCTGGTCAGCCACCAAAGACTTCCATCCTTCGCATCGCTAGGCGGTCTGCATTCCTTGGAGGCGAGTGAGGCTTCATGCGCATCATAGGCTTGCATGAATTTCGTCTGCGCCGGAACCGTCACTTCGAATTTGCCGTTCTTGCAAGCGAGCCCAAGATTGCGCGCCGCCTCAATCGGTGCTTCTGCTTCCGGGGTGAGGGGGTTTGTCATGATCCCGCCCCCTCCAAATCGTGCTTCCGTTCCATCAGCATCAGCCGCACGCCATCGGCAATGTCGGGATGCGTCAGCGCGGCATCGGAAATCGCGCCGTTGTTCCGATCGATGAACGCCGACACATGCGCCGCGCTCGTCATTTTGCCCGCCTGCTTCTCGATCTGCATCGCCCAATTGTCGGCGTTCCCCAAATCATGAGGATTGCCGTCTACGTCGATGATGTTGAAGGTGCCGGCGGATGGTGGTTTGTCCGCGGTCGATGGTGGCGGCTTGGCGTCGGACTGTTTCAGGGGTTGGATCACGAAGGGCTTGCGGTTGCCTTTGGTCGCCGTGAGCATAAGCGTCTCGGTGCGCTCGATGTGCGACATATGGCTGATCCTGATGCCACCGACAGCCATGCCGCCCCACGTCACCTTGGGATCGCAATAGAGCGTCATGCTGCGGCCGACATAGTTATTCGCATCCGGTCCCCAACACGCCACCAGCGCGCGGGCCATGCTCTTGCACGGCTTATACGGCTTGCCGTTGTCGCCCTGGTAATGGATCGAGCAAGGCTGTTCTGTGCCTGGTCGGATTTCGACGCCGGAAACGGTGATCGTGATCGGGCCGGAAAGCAGCGAGTCCGCATTGATCTGATCGCTCTTGGGGATGATAACGGCGCTCATATCGCTGGTCATGCAAACATCTCCTGAGTAATGCGGCGTTCGGTCGGAATGAACCGCGCGCCCGATTGCAGGTTCGCGCGATAGATCGTGTGTTTCTCGGCAAGCCTGCTCTCGAACGCAGATGCCGCCGCGATGATGGCATCCTGAATAACCGGATCAGGATAGACCCGGATCGTCACCATCGGCAGACCGCCAGAGAATGAGACGAAATCCAGCCAGGCGCGCTCGGTCACGAGAAGGCCGGTTTGAACCTGCAGCATATAATCATCGGGCATTTCGCCGTTGATGATCGTCTCGATCTGGAATTTCTGCCGCCGGCCCTTGCATTCGATCAAGCCATCGTCGCCGATCAGACCATCGGGCGAATAGCCGATCGTAAAGCCGAACCTATCGTTGGTGATAAACCCGACCTCCGCGACCGGCGAATATGTCTTGGCGTACAGGTCGCGGGCGTCGATTTCGTCCTGCATACCGCGCAGCATGTCTGAGGAAATATATTGAGGCTCAACATATCTGGTGATGCGTTGGGCCAAAAGTTCGAATAGATGGGCGCGCTCCTTATCATTGCTGGCAATTTTGAGCGTTGGGGTGATTATCAACTTCATTTCCGAAGCTGTCAGCAGTCCGCATCTTGCGGCCATCCAATCATCACTGCCCTGTATTAGATCGTTGTGGTATTTAATTGTCACCGCACATGCCTCCATGTTTTCCCAGTTTTAATCATCCAAATTGCCCTTTGCGAAACGCCATAGCTTTTTGCGATGGCACGCTGAAATCTTGTGTCGGCGCGTA